GACGAAGCTGCGCGCGGGCTTGCGCCCGCCGACGCCCTTTCGTCCGCTGATGGCGAGCGATGTCCCTTCCTACCGCTTTTTACAGAGGCATCGGGTCCACCATCTCTTCTTCCGAAATACCTACACGTTCGAAGCGCTGGAGATGTTGACCACGCCCCGCTCGAAGGAGCTGATCGAGTCCCTCATCTTGGCGGAAGAACCCTTAATGAGCATCTGCCTTCGCTTGCGACGGTTTGGCGTTCATGTGAATCCTAAGTCGGTGGAGTACTACGAGCACTTCTTCTTCAACACGAGCCTCGTAGACCACACGGAGCTTCGCGCGCTCATATCGATTCGCGTGGAAGACATGGCGGCCGGAAGCAACCCGGATGCGGAGACCCTGGTGCGCTACAAAGCGATGCAGCGGGCTTTGTACAACGACCCGCGCTACGTAGCGGTGAACGCTGTATCCCCTCAGATCGCAGCGATGCGTCTTCAGATGCGCCACGGCTTGATGCCAAATCGCATTGAACGAATGAAGCTAGCGCAGAGCGTTCAGCAAATGGCGATGACCGCGTTGTCCGACACGTTGCAGCGAGGGGGTCCGGAGTACACCACGCAGGCGCGGGATCTTGCGTCGGTGGCAAAAGACTTGAGCACCATCATTCGTGAAGCGGGCGGGGAGAACACGCAGCTCAACGAAAGCTTGCAGCGAATTGCGCTCAGTAACGATACGACCGAAGTGCAGAACATCCGACAGTTGCCCGGGGGGCAATATGAAGATAGTGTCACGATCACTTCCGTTGAGGTGATGAATGACAAGCGCTGAGCGTACGGTGCAGGTGTCGCAGGTAGATAAGGGCAATGCTGCTACCGCGTTTTCGGGTACGGGGGACATGCTTTTGCCCGCAGTGCTGTCCTTTGTATCCACGGGCTACCGCTACTTCTTAGAGGAGCACGCCCTCGTGGAGCGTGACCTCGTGGTGCATTTCTTTACGACGGAGCAGCAACAAAAAACGTGGGATGTTAATGCGCTGGAGCAATGGTGGTTGAACACATTTGCGTGCACATTGAGCGCGGTCGCCTGTGATTACTTTCAAGCGGGGCCCCCGCGCATTATGGCCAAGTACACAAAGGAAGTAGCGAGCTGGTGGTTTAAGGCGCAGGGGTTTGACCACCTTCTGGATTTGTCCGCGTTCCTTCACGTTTTCTTCGAGCGGCTTGACGAAACACTTCACGCTGAGCTTCTTGCACCTGGCGCACTTCCACCCGGTAGGGTTTAAGAGCAAACTCCACGTGCTCTCTTGTGAAACGTACATGCACGGCGCGCCAGCCAAGCCCCAAAGCAACCTGTCGGATAATGGCGCGGATGGACGTGTGTAGGTCCTTGGGCAATGAGGCAATCTGAAGCTTGGCGTGGTGCTCGCGTTTCTTGTCGTCGGTATCGAGGGACCAGCCACCAGGAAAGTGAGGGCCGCCGGAGCTCAACCAGCGCCAAACTTCCTGAAGGGCCTCTTGGGGGTCGGCTGTTTCTTCTTGAGGTTCCATGGGTAACGCAGCTTTAGCCTACGATGACGATGATCTGGACGACACGTGGGATGGGGAAGAACCCTGGACACCCGAAGTCTTACCCGAGGAAGAGCCCCTTGAAGTAACCGCGCTTCAAAAGGTTGCGCCCGTCTTACCCATGATGCGCCCGTCACAATTCACGGCGCGGGCGTTCGTCCTACCAAAGGATGATGGAATGGGGTCAGGTCCTTTCTCTTTCAAAGGGAGACGGCATCTTCCTCGCCTTTACGATACGCCCGCACGCCGCGTTCTTCTATGCTGCGCACGACAAGTTGAAAAGTCGACAGCGTTAGGTAACCGCGCGCTGTGTTACTCAGCGCTCGTTCCTTCCATCCGCATTCTATACGTGAGCCCCTCGGGGTCGCAGACCAAAAACTTCTCACGGGATCGTATTAAGGAGCCTATCGAGACCAGCGAGCTTTTGCGCCAATTCACGACGCGCATGCTGTCGCAAAACGTCTTCGATAAGCAGTTCATCAACCGGTCGATGATCACGATGCGCTACGCGTATCTGAATGCAGACCGCGCCCGCGGTATCCCCGCCTGGCAGCTTTACTTGGATGAGATCCAGGATATTTTGCGCAGTTGCATCCCTGTTCTTGAGCAGTGCACGTCCCACGCACCCGATCGATGGAAGAGCTTTGTGTACGCCGGTACACCGAAGAGCCTCGACAACGTAATCGAGGAATACCGGGCCAATAAAAGCACGCAGGGGGAGTGGGTTGTTCCTTGCGAAGGGTGTAACACGTGGAACGTCCTCGGCGAGAAGAACATTGGTAAGAAGGGGCCCATTTGTAGCAAGTGCGGTAAGGCGATTGACCCGCAAGGAGAGCGCGCCCAGTGGGCCTGGATGGTTACGCCGGATGAAGAGCGTATCCATGTTCCCTTTGAGAGCTACCGCATTTCGCAGTTGATGGTGCCTTGGAAGATTCGAAACTGGCACGAAGTTCTGCACGACTACGTTAACCATCCCCGCGCGCAGTTCATGAACGAATGCCTCGGCATTTCGTTTGAGTCGGGGACCCGGCCGCTAAATCAAGCGCAGCTTCGCGTGCAGTGCGGTACGCACTCCATGAGCGAGCTTGAATCCTTGCGGCATCGCTCCTTGGCGGAGCCTTTTTTCTTTGGCGTGGATTGGGGGTCTGGGGATAGCGCTTACACAGTTCTGACCATCGCGACGTACGTGAACGATCGCTTTCGGGTGATCTTCATGCACCGCTTCGTCGGCGAGGATGCGGACCCCGACGTTCAGGTTAAGAAGATTATCGAGATGGGGCATCACTTCAACGTGGCCACCATCGGTGCCGACCGTGGGTATGGCTTTGGTATGAACAGCCGCCTTGTACGCGCTTTTGGTAACAAACGCGTTCATCAATTTCAGCACTTGGGCAAGCTTACGAAGAAGGTGATCTTCGATCCCAAGTTGATGTACTGGAAGATGCACCGCACCGCGGTGATGAGCGATATCTTCGAGGCTATTAAAAAAGGCAAGGCGGAGTTTCCCCGATGGGATGAGTTCAAGAAGCCTTATGCCGAAGACTTCACGAGCATCTACAGTGAGTACAACGAACGCCTACGAATGATCCAATACGACCATAAGCGTGGGAGCCCTGACGATTCATTTCATTCGTTTATGTACGCGTGGCTTTCCTCTATGATCATGATCCCACGCCCGGACATCATTGCGCCGTCGCAGGAAAGCGAAGACGGTAAAGTGCTATCGCCTTACACGGGCCCCGTTTATCAGGGCTAATGCACATAGTGATTGAGTCGGCGTAAGACGTTGGTGTCGGTTTCAGGAAAGATTGTGGTAGCTGCGGTGCGCCCGCGCCGGCGGAGCACGTAGATGTAGGCTGCTTCGCGCAAAGAGCGTCGAGCGGCGGCAAGCTCCGCTTGTGCTTCTTTTAGCTCGAGATCCATGAACGGGACGCTGAAGCGCTGGTAGAGGCGCTCGGCCAATTCCAGGAGCTCTCGCCAGGGTTCGGGGTTGCCTGTGTACAGCTCCAGCAAATCGAAGAGCTCTTCATGAATGCCGAACAAGAGGGTGCACCAATCCGCCACTTCCAGGACTTCTGTGGGTACGTCGGCGAGCGCATCATGAACGCGGCCCGCGAGGTCGAGGATGCTTTCTCGGTCGTACGGAAGCGTGGGCGCGTTCAATCCGTGAAGGCGTTCGAGTCGGATAAGCCGGCGCTCCAAGCGGTCTTCGCGAGCATGCTCTAATAAGCGCCGCGTCTCACTGGGCGCATTGACCACCCCGGTTTGGCGCAGAGCCGCCAGCATCTGCACTTCATCTCTCTCCAGGTAGACCGTAACTTCGATCGGGTTGTTGCAGCGACGCAGCTCTCCTGTACGCACGAATCGCCGCGCTTGCCGGTAACTTATATGAAGAATCTCTGCGGCTTGCGCGAGCGTTACCCAGTTTGGATTTCTTCCCATGCGTTCTTGGGACATGTACCCTCTAGTAGCACCTATGAGCCAGTACGATCTACCGCCGCAAACCCTGTTGCAACAATCCTCGGCGCGGCCTGTCAGCGGGGAAGAACTGGAGACATACGGAAAGCATGCGGCCGATGCTTACGGGCGGGGAGATTACGAAACCCTCAGCGAGGCCATTGTGGACACGGTGAAGACCGCGGGTCTTTCTCCTGCGCAGGTTCAACGCGTGGTGGAGTTTACGAACACCGCGGCTTTTTTGACGGAGTTCAATAAGGAGGGCGCCGCAAGTAAGTACGTTGTATTCAACGGAGGGCCGGCGCGCTTCAACGAGGTTATTCAAGACTTGAACGATGGGGGTGGGGGCACGGTGTTCGATCGGGGAATACTCGATTACTCACACACCCCCGACGTGAAGACGGCGTCGCGGAAGCAACAGGCGTTGGAGAAGACGGCGGCGGCAGAAGCCGACGATGTCTTGGCGCGCGCTTTCCGTGTTGAATGCGCTGCGTCCCCTTTGCCTTACGCAAACCCCCTCGCGGATGTTCATGATCTTTGCGAGAAGCTGGCCGCGGCACGGGACGGGCACACCGCGCAAATAAATGAGCTCGAGCTTGATCTGAGCGCAGTGTCCGAAGAGATGTACCAGCACGTAAAACAGGCAGCCCTCGAGGGTGTTTCCCTTGGCTCGGTAGTGCAGGCGTGGGACTTGGCATTGCAACCTGACCCAGTCCTGGTCAAGGCGGCCTTTGCGCTGATGGGACCTCGACTTCAAGCCGACGTGTTCGGTTCGTGGAATGCACTGGGTGCCTCCTTTGAGAAAACCGCAGCGGTGGGGGCAATGGTTAACGCGGAACACCCTATTGTGGTGGCCTTCGATGCCTACTGCGACCTCGTTACCAAGCTCGCGCACCTGCGCGCGGCGCAGGGCGACATGCTGGCGGGCATCGATCAGCTTCAGGCGTTCGAACGTTCCGTAGCGCGTAACTACAGTGAGGTGGTGGCGTGAACCCGTTGGATCTGTACTTGCTGAGCAAACACGCTGATGCGCCACAAGCAGGGGGTTGGGGGCCAACGCTGCGCAATGCTGCCATTCAAACCGGCGTGGGGTTGGCGGTAGCGGGTGCTCCCCTGGCCGCCAGTCATGTGTACAACGCGGTAACCAAGCGCCATCACTTCAACAAAATGATGGAGCACAACGAAGACTTGCAGGCGTACCACGCGCAAGACCCGGCGCGCTTCAATCAGCTCTTCACGTCATTGCACGGCATGAACCCCGAGTTCGCCGCCGACCCTATTGTGGCGGGTTCTTACATGCGCCAGATGGCCGCCCACCCCGCAGGCGCGGGCAAAGCCTTGGTTGAAGCACGCGGTGCAGCCAAAGCGTTGCCCACGCATCCTTTGTCTGACGTGATGAAGGGGATGGCGCCCACGATGGGTAAGGCCATTGCAGAGGGTACGGCGCCCAAGGCGCGGGCGGCACAAGTTCCTCCTGATGTAGCCACGGGCTGAGCACGGCGCGTGATTAAAGTCAGTACCTTCCTTCATCAGAACGCGTTCGGCTACACCGCCATACCGCTTTTCGGTGCGGCGGATCGGGAGTTCGAAAAGAACGCCAGCGCGCACTTGTTGACGCCTGTGGCGCAGTACATTGCGTCTTTGCGCCCGATGAACAGCGCTCAATATGTTTTGGTGAACGCCCTAGGCGCGGGGGAGTACTTCGGTTCGAATATAAATGGCGATAACTTTCCCGAAGCAGGATTGATCCATTGTCCCGCGGGATGGACGGGTACGCCTGGCGTCGATCGCGCCTTAGCCGCGGATTGGCCTTACGGCTTTCCGACGTTCTACAACGCGTACCCCTTCGCGCATCACAAGAATAAGGACGCCAGCCGCGCGTATGGGGTTGTGGAGCTCGCCGCGTGGAACGACCACATGAAGCGGGTCGAATTGGTGGTGCGCGTCGATTACGACAAGTGCCTTCAGTACGGCGGTGTTCCTGTTTGGGACAAGCTGAAAGCAGGTCAGTACGCCGACGTCTCCATGGGAAGCCGCGTCCCTTTTGATACCAGTTCCATCACGTTGGATTGGAACGCGTACAACGACGCTAAGGCAACGTACGACCCGAAGAAGCACCGTTCCCCCGGCCAAGCTGTCCTCGAGGTGCATAAGAAGACGCCCATTAAAGGGCTAAGCATCACGCGTGACGATTACGACGAGTACTGCCTCAAGTACATGAACCGTATTCTGCCCGATGGGCGGAAGGTGTTCGTCTGGAATGACTACCCGCGGTTCTTCGACATCAGCTTCGTCTTTATTGGTGCCGACCGTACCGCGAAGGTCATGGTGTACATCGCCCGGGAGGGGTCCTTTCCCGAAGCGATGCAAACCAAGACCGCCTCTGTCGCCGAAGGGTTCTCTGGGTTTCTTGAGAAGACGGCCAGCGTTAAGGGAGCGGGGCTTAAGCGGGCGGAAATCGATAAAGAGGTTACCCCCATTCCCGATGCGGCCAAGGCCATCCCTCTTCTGACGAAGAACGAACCGCCCCTTCCCCACGACTTGTTGAACGCCTTGTCTGCGGTACCCACAGCGAGCGCACTGAGTACAACCAGCGGCCTTGGGATGGTTCTGCGCCCTCAAGAATTTCAGCGCATGGTTCTTGTGCGTGCCGGCCAGGGTTCTCTGGCGGACAGCTTGGATAGGCAGAACAAGGTATTTCCTTCTGGAGAACCTCCTTCATCGTGTGGTTTATCTCCGGAGTTGTTTCTTCCGGCGCTGGCGCGCTTACTTCTTCCCTTGTTCGATCAGCGCACCGCACTCGCTCCCGCTGTTGAGCGCCGCGTTGTTATTCTTAGCTCAGGTTCTGCGGATCCCGTGAGCGCACCTACTTCCGATACCTCGGAGCTTCTTCGTAAGATTGGTGCGGCCTACAATGGGTATCGTGAACAACTTCTGGAGATAGCCCCCTACAGCCAAAGCTTGATCCAGAAAGTAGCGACAGCTAGAAACCACGACCTAACAAAGCTTGCTGAGTGTTCCCCAGAAGATGTGTTTACCCCCCTATCATTCTGTTACTTACGCGACGCGTATTTGCATACTTGCCGCGCAGGATGATACAACTTTCCTATTAGGCACACGCCAGCGTGGAGAGGGGTAGCGCCCTTCGAGGAACACGTGAACACGTCCCACTACTTCGGAGAAACGCATCCATGATGAACGCCACGCTCGCGGCCATGTACAATACGGCAGGGTACGGAGCGCAAACCCGTGAACAGGAGAAGGTTGCACACCTTGAGCTGTTCGCCAAAACGGCCGCGGCCAATGGGATTGACCTGACGGCGCTTTCTCAAGGTGATCGGGTCGCGCTCTACAACGAGTTCACCCAGAAGCTGGCTGAAGAGGGGGGCGAGTTCCCCCCGAAGGGTGAAGAGCACGAGGAAGAGTCCGAAGAGGAAGAGTCCGAAGAGGAAAAGAAGAAGCGCGAAGAGAAGGACAAGGAAGAGGGCTCCGAGGAAGAGAAGAAGGAAGCCCAGGCGCAGTTCGCAGCCATGCGTCAGTGGCAAGAGAAGAACGCCGAGGTCGATTTCCTTGGCCGCCGTATGGCGCACGCATTCGAAGACGAGCGCCGGCAGATTCAAGCTGCGAAGACGGCGTCGGCCAAGCCGGGAGCGGCGCAACCGGCAGTGCCGGCCGTTGCTCCCATGCCGAAGACGGCGTCGGTTAAGCAGCCCGCGACGCCGTTTGATACCCAGGCCGCGCGTCTTGCGGTGAAGCTGGCTTCCGACGCCAAGCTCAATACGAACTCGGTCATCGACAAGCTGAACGCGTTGCTGACCCTCGGGGTACCCCCGTTGGACAAGACGGCATCGGTCGCTTCAGCGAGTGATTACACCCACACCCTTAACGTGCGGGCCCTCGAGCTGTTGGAAGCGTCGGGGTACCCGGTCAACTGGAACGCGGTCTTCGGGCAGTAAACACGCCATGACACGGAGCAGAAACAAGTACGCGGACGCTTTGGGATCGGGAACACCGGATCCCAGTACCGCCCCGGCACGTTCTGCGTCTGTGCCTCAAATCGCTATCGCGAACACCCCGGCCCCTGGTCAACGGGGGCCTGTGGGTCTTGGCGGTCGCACATCGTATTCGCGTGTCAATACGGGAACCCCACCCATCCCCGACATGGGAACCAGTGCTCAGAAGAGCCAAGCTCCTCGGGGGATGGAGTTCCTACCCAAGACGGCAGCCCAGGAGAATTATCACATGACGACTACGGTCGCGGGACGACCCGCGCTGCAAGAGATTATCAAACAGGCCATGGAAGGGGCGGCTGCTCGGGTTGACATCAGCCTGGAGTCGGCGCGCCAAATCGCTAATGCTGGGGGAACACCCCCCGCGGTTGAGAAAACCGCTTCGGCACTTCCTTCCGTACGTTCCTTGCCAACGGATTTGACCACGAAGTTGGCCAGCGCCCTTGATTACGTCGCGGTTCAGATGGATCCCAAGCTGGCAGCCATCGACATCGACGCCAAAACCACCGACGGCGTCGGCCCGGGGGAAGGACCCAATGCGCTTGATGTGACGCACGCGATTAGCAGCGACGCTCCCCTTCAGCCCAATGCGTCGGGAAAGGCGATTGAACAACCGCCCAAAAACCCGGCACAGCAAAAGGATCCAACCCGTCCGGCCGACCCGGGTACGGGGCTCGAGACCAACGACAGTACCGAGCACAGGGAGCAGCCGATCGAGCCCATCCCAAATCAAAAGACCACGCTCTCCAATGAGCAGGCCAAAGAGTCGTCGGCGTACGCCAACAACCTGCTTGCTCTTGGGCTGGCGCGTGTTGAGTACGACACCAAAGGCCAGCCGCAAATTGTTAAAGCAGCTGGAATCGGGGGCGCTATTACGGGTGCTCTTGGCGGCGGTGCTCTTGGCGCAGGGTTGGGTGCCTTGGCCGGGCATGCGCTGGGTATCGGCGCGGGGACCGGCGCGAAGTGGGGCGCTACCCTCGGTGCCGCCGGCGGTGCCCTTCATGGATCAGACGTGCTTCAAGGCGTGGGCGCTCCCCCTGCCGCCGAAGCGCAACCCAAGGTTGCCGCGGAGGAAACCACGCTTGAGCGCAAGGGGCGCAAAGGCGGTGCATTGGCCGGCACGATTGCAGGCAGTGTCGGTGGGGAACGCGCGGGGAGAGCTCTGGCCGAAGTGCTGGGCGCGGGTGCTCTTCGAAGTGGTCTTGCCCGTGCAGGCGGTTCTGTTCTCGGAGCGGGTATCGGTCATCACATCGGTGGGCGCCTTGGGCGCGCGGCCGGCGGCGCGGCGGAACATCGTCTCGACATGATCGACCCCAAGGGGAAGAAGGAAGCGTCGGCCGCGCTCAAGAACCTGGCGCTTCGCATGGCGAAGACCGCCTTGGATCCGGAAATGATGACTCCCGAACAGATCGATGCAGCGCAAGCCTACGGAGCGGCGCGCGCGCCACAAGTTCATGGCGCGTTGGTGGGCGGTGCTCTTGGGGCTCTCGGTGGGGGTGCCGCGGGATATTACTTTACACCTCTCAACTTTGCCGGGAAGATGATGGGTGGCACCTTGGGCGCGATTCACGGTGGTTTGGCAGGAGCGGATATCGGCTCAGCCGTTGACGCGGCGCGGATGACTCCTGAACAGCACGCGCAGATGACCTTGAACGCGGAAGATGCCGCGCAGGCTAACAAGCAAGCGTCAGTGTACGCCCGCAATCTTCTGGCCCTCGGGCTGAAGAAGCAGGCGGAAGATGCCATCAACCCGGCGCAGATCAGCGCGGGTAAGATCGACGACATCGGCGTCAATTCTCCTGACGGTGCCACCCCGGCGGGCGTTGGTGTTCCTTCGGAACCGAGCGACGTCAATTCACAGAAGCGGCTCATCGAGTCGAACCTGGCCGCCATCGGGTACACCCGGCGGGAAGCCAAGAGCGATCCGAAGAAAGACCTAGGCGCGGTGCTCAATGAGCCGGCCCTGTCCGCGGAACATGATCGTACGCTGAACGAAGCGTTCGATCACACGGAGGAAGCGGGCGCCAAGATTGGTAGCGCTCAGACGTTGAAGATTGCTGCCGCGCGCGCGGTTTTGAACAAGCTCGCGCAGCAACAGGTGGTCGGCAAGAAGACCAAGAAGAGCATGATGGGAGGCGCTGGTGGCGCACCCAATACCCCTCAAGCCGCCAGCGGATTTACCGCCGGCGCGCAGATGTAAAAGGAGCGGCCATGGCAACCCAAAAGATGGATCAAGTCAAAGTCGCTCGCGTCATTAAGGATGCGGCGGTCGCCTTGCGTACCGTGTCGCAAGAACGGGACGCATTGCAAACCGAGAACGCCAAGTTGGCTCAGGCCAACCGGGTGTTGACGACGCGCATGCAGGCCGAGAAGGTAGCGATGGACATGCACGACAAGGGTGTGCACACCGCTATGCCTTTCGCGGACCTGGTCGACACGCTCGAGAAGCGTGCGCATCAAGACCCGAAGGGCTTTGAGGTTCTCAAAGAAGCCGTCAACCTTACGGGTCCGGACATGATGAAGACCGCGTCGGTGGGCACTACAGCCGCTGCCCATCTCGGTGCTTCGGATTTCGAACAGTACATCCTCGGAGACATCGGCTGACCGCGGCGCTTCTTCAACAGACTGCACTAGGAGAATTTCAGTGACCACACTTCGCGAAAACTTCAAGCCGGTTTCCGACGTTATGCCCATTGTTCGAAGGGACTGGATCCTTGCGGACAAGACCCTGGCCAACCCGTCCAACCCGCTGTCGCTCATCGATGGCGAGTGGATGACGCTGAATGGCGTCGGCCAAATGATCCGCGCGGTTGACATCACGCAGACGTTGGGGACGTCGGCGCTCAATGTGCTGTCGTGGCCCTTGTGGGCGGAGAACGGCCGTTATGATGTGCAGGCTATAGCCGACTGCAAGATGCCCCTTCTATGGCTCAACGCCTGGGAGTTCGAGACGCGCATCTACGATCCGGCCGAGGTCTCGGGGGCAAACGGCGCGCCCATCGCCGCCATGCTGCAACCCCTCAAGGTGGCCAGCATTTCGGTGGGTGGCGTGTACGGGGTACGGACCCTGAGCGGCCTCGTGGGCCATGGCGGTTCGAACGACACCGACCGCATCGTTGGGTACGTCACCAAGTTGCCCGCTGCCAACAACGGTTGGCTGCGTCTTCGCGGAGGCAACCTCTTCTAAGCCGTGTGGTGAACAACGGCCTACTTAACTAAAGGAGAATCAGATGGCATCGGCACGGCAAGTCAACGATCTGTTCAACACACGCCTCGGCGAACCCGGGGGCAAAGAAAAGCTCGCCCAGTTTGGCGGCTCTTACATTCGCGATCGTCTTCGCGAGGTTTCGTTCGTTCGCAAGATCGTGCCCCCGGAGCAGGTTACGCGTACGGACTGCCAGCGTTCAACGCGGCATGACACGCTGGTCAAGATCGTCGACATCGAGCCCAAGAGCCGGGCCATGGCGATCAGCTTCCGGGGACAGCCCACGGCCCGGTTTATCCGGGGTGAGCGCGCCGAGGTAGCTTTCTTCACGATCAGCTCGGAGGTCTTTCAGAAGACCGAACAAGAGCTACTAGCGTATGAGATGCCCATCACCAAGATCATCGAGGAGAATTCGGTGAAGGACATCCAGGAGATCGAGGATCGCGAGTTCGTCATCCATATCGAAGCCGCGGTTCAGGCGCTTCAGCAGGAAGCCAACGGTGGAACGATCGTGTCGTTGAACGCTTCAGCTCTTCAAGGCAGTGCGCCTCCGGTCGAGTTCTCGGTTCGTAAGGGGGAGCTTGCGCGCGCCGCCAATACGAACGACGCGGTAATCCGCCCGGTTCAGCGCAAGGACATCGTGGAGGGCTTCAAGATCATCGACGGAAGACGCCTGCGGTGCGCACGCTTCCTTCTGACCGAAACTGACTTCGACGATGTCCTGTCCTGGACCGTGGAAGACACCGGCGATCGGATTCAGTCGGAGACCACCGTCGACGGGTACAAGTACAATTTGCTCGTGGGCCGCCCGTACATCCGGACTGTGAAGACCGACATCCTGCGCCGTGGGAACATCTACTTCTTCGCGGAACCCGAGTTCTTCGGGAAGTTCTACGTGCTTAACCAGACCAAGTTCTACATCGACAAGGTCGCCAACACGATCACCTTCCAGGCATGGGAGGACATCGCGATGGCGGTCATCAACATCGCCAGCGTTGGCAAGATCGAGCTCTACTCGGCGGACGCTACGGCCAACGATGAGGACACGCTGCTCGACAACTTCATTCCGGTGGCTGAGGATAGCCTTGGCGCCATCAACAACCGCGTGAACGAAGGGCTCAAATTCCCCCAGATCGTCGCCAATTAACCTGAGGGAACTCGCGTAGTTCTGTCGGCCCGGATTAAGAGGGCACCGGCGCCGGTCGTCGGTGTCCTCTTTTGCGTTTCAAGGTAGGCTACGATCATGCCGCAAGATGTGTTTTTCATTTTCAATACCACCCGGTCGATTCACACCGGCTCTGTGCGCCGGGCACTGCTGGGTCCTGAGAGCAGCACCAAAAACCTTTTCTTGGCGGGGGGTCTGGTCCGTGTTGTTCGGGGCCGCCCCTCTCCGGTAACCGGCGACTTTCTTCGAAAGCACATTCATGAAGTGCAAGACAAGGAGCGCAAGGGACTGGTGCGCGTGTACAACGCCCGAAGCCAACGGGTGGATCTGACAACCCTCGCGGCGGTTACCGAAGACGCTCTGCGAGAAGACGCAACCCTCGAGGACGTTGTGCCTCCTGAGGTACCTGAAGTACCCACGGAAGAAGGGCTTACTTCTACCCAGGAAGTCGCCGTGGATACGGCGGAGCTTTCGGTCGAGGAAATTTTTGAAGAAGGCACGACGGAAACTACACCCGTTGCGTCAGAAGAAGTGCACACGAGCGCGGGCAGTCGACGGCGTCGACGAGGGTAAGCGCTATGGCCAACGGTGAAAAGCTGCAGGGCGTTCAGGCGATGAGCCAAACGATGCAGGCGTTTGTTCAGACTGTGCGGCTTTTTACGCGGGATCACCCTCAGCTCAATCGTTTACTGACCGGGGAAGAGTCCACGGATCGCATCATTGCGTGGGCAGTGATGGACGCCCTTTCGGATTTCAATGGGACGCCCCCTTTTTTGGGAGCGTTCAGCCTTGAAGATTTGCTTCAATGGCATCAACAGGCGCTGCTCACACGCATGACCACGTGTTCGCTGCTTGAGTCCGTAGGGCTCCTTCAAACGCGAAACCACATCAATTATTCAAACGGCGGCATCAACGTAGGCGTGAACGATAAAACGCCGCTCATCATGAACTGGCTCCAGTACTTCAAAGGGACGACGGAGCAGATGAAGCAGCGGGTTAAGGTCTCGCTGAACATCGGGCAGATTATCGGCCCCATGAACACCGGTTTGCATTCAGAACTCTGGAGTGTGAACGCTTCGTACCTCAGTTACTAGTGGTAGAGTTTGCATTACCTAAGGAGCACCCGTGTCTCTTCATACCTATGAGTTCGACAACCTAAAGGACATGGAGTTCTTCCTTCAGGGAGGGGTTTCGGGCGGTAAAGAGGTTGTTACCCAAAACGGGCGCATCTACGGGTTGAACGGTTCGACCCTGATCTTTACGTTGCCCGCAGGCACGGTACAGTTCTCTGATGTTTTGGAGCAGGGGCTGACGTTCCAGCAGATTTCTCAGCAGATCGCTGCTGTACTCCCGGCGCTCGCCACCTTTTGGCGCGACAAGTACATTCACATCCTGCAGAAAGCATTGGGGGGTGGGATTTCCCTGAGTAAGAGTGGAACCGCGAATCCTTTCTTCGGGTTCAGCTCCGCAACGGACGCGATCGGTACCTTGTTCAACGGTCCTTCGGGGGCTACGCCGCGCTACATCGACAGTAGTGGTAAAGCACGGCTCGAGGGCTACTACGTGGTAGTGGAGTTCTAAATGACGAACAGTTTTGAGCGAGCGCTTTTCGGCGAAGACGCGCAGATCCCCCTCCACATGGCAAGTGCTTACTTCGTGTCCATGAAGCAGCCCCTTCAGGTCAAGGTGGCGCGCGTTTCGACGAAGACCGCAGGGTGGCAAGACGCGCCGGATGAGACCGGGCTTCTCGAAGGGCAATTTGAAGTACCCCTCGAGTTCGCGGTGCAGCTTATGGGTACGTGCGCCATGCACTTGCTACGGCTGATGACCGCAGGGCTCATCTACTCGAAAAGCATTCGAGGCCCCTACGCCGGTGAAGTTCTACGCGTCATTTGTGACACGGAGTGGGATCACAAGAACGCCTTTCAGTATTTGGTGGAGCGCATGGCGGTCTTGGCCGGTGCACCGCACATCCCAGAATCGGAGATGCCCCCGTCGAGTACCGATCCTCTCGCGGTAGCGCAACGTATGATCCGCGCTGAACAAGAAATGATTCAGAGCTATCACGAGTTGTGCGCAGTCCTCGGGCACAACCCGATGAAGTTCAAGATCAAGTCGTACATGGGCGAATGCCAGGCCCACTTGGATAAGTATTGGCGGGCACTGCCACCCGAGTATGGGAACAAGCCTATGATTCCTACGCCGCCCGTGATGCTCGAGCGGCACGAGGAAAATGAGACCCCCGAACAAGAGGCCATCGAAAGCCCCGAGTTTCAACAGGCGGAAGAAGCCGCGGGCGTCGAACAACCTGGTGAAGACGAAGGGGCCGAGGATCAAGAGCTCCCTGAAGGTGGGGAGGACACGCCGCAAGAAGCGTCGGAGGCGCCTTCGGAAGAAGCTGTAGAGGAACCCGCACCGCCAGACCAAAAGACAGCCAGTGGTTTTTCCAAGGTCGCTGCCTTGATGGCGAAGTGGGCCAAGGAGAACGCAACCGATGCAGAGCTCAAAGAGACCGGGCGGCAGCGGGCGGTGACCACCATTTCTGCGGAGCACCACCGGGAGTCCGCGCGCCGCGGGGAGCGGGCAGGGCGAACCCTCGGTATGTTAGGGGGTGCAGCGGCCGGGGGCGTGCTTGGGCATGCGCTCGGTAAAGGCCATCCGATGGCGACGCTAGGGGGCGCCGCTCTGGGTGGCGCCGCGGGCCATCGGGTGGGGGGTGAGCTCGGAACCGAGGCGGACATTGCGCGGCACAAGAAGGCGAACATCGCCAAGTTGGCTATGCGCATGGTGCGTTCTTTAACGAAGACCGCTGATGAGCTTCAGGGCATCCCCGATGCGGAAGCCCCCATGGCTTCCCCGACCGATGATCCGGAGCTGACCCCGGTCAATTACCTGCAAGCCGAGCAAGTGGGGCAACAGTTTCAGGATCGAAACGAGGCCAACTTCTACCGTTCGAAGCTGCACGCGACCGAGCAGCAGGTGGCGCAAGCGCAGCAAGAAGCGCAAATGCAGGTGCAGCAGATGCAGCAGGCGGCGGCTCAAGCTCAGGCTGATGCCGCCTCGGCAGCGCCGCGCATCAAGTCCGCGCTTGATGAAGCGGTCAACGCCAAGAACGACGCGCTCAAGCAAATGGAGACCGCGTCGCGCATGCGGATCGCGCAGCAGAACCTACGCATGCAATTGATGGAGTTGGCATCCCAAGATCCCGATGCCCAAGCCGCCATGGATTTGGCGCAAAGTACGGGGCAGGGAACGCCCATGGGCACACCGCTCGGAACGGTGCCCCCGGCCGCTCCCGATGCTGGCTTAAATGCGGGCCCACCGCAGCCTCCGGCTCAAGGGGATTCGGGTGGGGGCCCCCCGGGGGGGCCCGCCGGCGCGGCCCCTGATGCGCAAACCGCCCCTGGCGCGGCGCCGCCCGCGGGGTCGCCTGACATGAATGCCACTGCGGGCGGCCCGCCGGGGCCTGACCCGTCCATGGCCCAAAGCCTGACGCAGGTGGGAAAGACGGCGTCGGTGCTTCGTCGCGGGTTGCAGAAGCACGCAGCGCTCGGCGGCGCTTTGCTGGGCGGCTTGGTGGGCGGTGCGGACCAAGCCTACCGAACCCATCAGGGAATTCAGGGGGGCCTTGACCCGGTGCAAAGCCGCATTGACGCCCTGATGGGAAGCCAAGACGGCAGCTATGGCAGCGCCGCCGCCTTGGCCATGGCTAAGACCCAGTTGGCTCAGCGGGAGCTGGCCTTGGCGCATCCGACCCAGGCCATGCTGCGCAATACAGGGAAGGGCGCTGTGCAAGGGGCGCTGCTCGGCAGCGGTATCGAGGACAAGGGCCGCCAACTTCAACGACTGCTGACGCAGTAGGAGACCATCATGCTGGATGCATTTCTGAACGTGTTGGTGAAGAAAGCTTCGGACAAGAAAACCGAAGATGAGTTGACGGCGCATCTGACGCGCTTGCCTCTGAACGAGATTCAAAAGATTGCGCGGCTGGGCTCGGTTAAGAAGGCATTCTGCGGCGACGGTGACGATGGGAAGTGGCTCGCGCGCTACGAAGACACGGCGCTGTATGAGAAAGCGTTGGCGCTTGAGGAAGAGCTGCTCAAGATCGAAGCGCAGCGCATTGAGCGTCGGTTGAAGCCGGAACCCGAGATCGACAACCTCTATGCCCAAGAGGACATGGTTCGGTTGAAGAAGCGGCAACTGGACCTCGAGTTGTCCAAGCTGCGCGCGGGGGGCGAGGCGGAGCCGGCGGCAAACGATCTGGAAGAAGAAAACGATCTGGAAGAAGAGGAAGAGCCGGCAGCGGAAGACGGAAGCATGAAGTCCGCGCATTTGGCCTTCGTGCGTAAGCTGGCGGCGTGCTCGGATCCCACCCAGGGGCTGAAGGCGCCCGCGGTAAAGCGACCCCCGGTTCCTTCGATGGCCGTGAAGACAGCGAGTGTCCTGCGCCCCTTTCTTCCGGCCTTCCCAGGACTGCCCAAGGAAGCGTGCTTCGATCTGGCGGGGCGAGCGTTGGCGCACGCAGAGGCACAGCAAGCATCTTTGCGCGCCAAGCATGCGGGCATCGGCGGCGCTATCAAGGGCGCGCTGCGCGAAGGGGCCATTCAAGGGGGTACGGGTGCAGCCGGGGGCGCCCTTGGAGGCGCATTGTTTGGTGGTGTTGGGGCTTTACCCGGGGCTGCCATCGGAGGCGCCGGCGGCGCTATCAACGGTATTATTTCAGGCGCAGCCAAAGGTTTTAACGACAAGTAGGGCTCCCTAAATGCCGGGTTTGGCGATTACTAAAGCGCGCGTTCTGTCGTTGTCCCTCGACTACAACCAGTTAACTTGGGAAGTCGGAGATACAGCGGAAGACCTTCTTGATTACACCTTTCTTGTTCTGCGCGCTGAGTCCGCCTCGGGCCCCTTCGACCCCATTTCGCAGGAGCTCGAAGACGCGTTCTTGTTCATCGACAACCTGGTCAAGGTTGGGAATATCTACCGGCAGTACCACTACAAGATCCAGATCCGTAATAAGCAAACCGGGGAAGTTAAGCTTTACGGACCCTACGCTAAGACCCCCGAGCCGACGCTCATCGCTCAGGAATTGCGGCTGCATCTGAACCTGCTGATGCACGAGTTCATCGGGCGCCGCTGTTGGCTTTTACCCGTGCGTACGTTTGGGCAGCGTTGTGCAGATTGCTGGAACCCCCGCCTTCAAAAGCGGAAGTTCAGTGGTTGTCGTAGCTGCTTCGATACGTCGTTTGTACGGGGGTACCACAAGCCTATTGAAATTTGGGTCAGCATTGATCCAACACCGGCCAATCAACAGCCGACCAACTCGGGTAAGCTTCAGCAGCAATCCACCACAGGGCGCATGTCGTTTTACCCACCGGTAAAACCCGATGACGTGCTGGTTGAACCCGAGAATATTCGGTGGACCGTGCGTACTATTTCCACCACGCAAGAACAGCGCGCGGTGGTGACGCAAGAGCTTCAGATGCGGCGTGCTGAGACGACGGACATGGAGTACCTCATCCCCTTGGATTTGGGGGCGCCCATGCAAGACTTGTTTTATACCCCTGCTCGCAATTACACGAACCCGACCACACTGACGGATTTGCCTAAAGACGACATCGACTTCGAGGGGATCTATTCCCTGTACCCCCCGTGGTACGGTCGTTAGGTGATGAACGAGCTTTTCTACGCTGCTTTCGCTGATGAGCTCGTGAAGATTGCCGAGGCGGATGCCGTAACAGACGCTGCGTCGGCGGTGAATGAAGGGCAAACGCCACCCCCTTATCGAGAACACCCGGCGTTGACGCTGGCGAAGGGGGTCGGTGGCTACGCCCTTGGCGCGGGGGCAGGGTACGTGGGTATGCACGGCCTGAACCGCGGTATCCAGGCGTTGGGGGGTGATGGGTTACCCCTCGCCGTAATGAAATACGGCCCCCCGGTAGCGGCGGGCGCCGCGGGTCTTGGGTTTGGGTTGTTGCAGCACCGTATGATGGATCGTCTAAAGAAGTCGGGGGCACCCCCGCAGAACCCCCTGACGGAGCCACACGGTGGACTCGATCAAGACCCCGAAATTTGAGGACACGAGCGCCTTTCCCGGAAGCTTCAAGTACACCCCGCTCGAAGCCCTAAGAAACCTATTCGTCGGGTTCATGCAGGGCTTGTTCAATGCAGCGCCCCCAGGGGCGTATCACTGGGATCCCGACCCGGCGACCACGGACATCATCATTCAGGATGAAGCGCCGGTAAAGACTGAGGTGATGCAGCGCCGACCGCTCATCACGCTGACCCGGGGACCCATCCAGTTCTATTCCTTTGGAATGGACGATTTGCTTCAGTACGACGCGGCCATCAATCGTAAGACCAAGAGCATCTTGGCGACGGGTACGATGACGATCAATTGTTGTTCGCGCGTACCGCTTGAGGTCGAGAATATTGGCTGGGTTGTAGCGGAGCACATCTGGCTTTTGCGCGACCTTCTTCTACAGCACGGCTTGTTCGATACGGGGCGCCAGATTCAGCTGGGGTCGCCCTCTCCCGCAGGGTCTATTATTGCGGATGACAATGGGGATACGTGGACGGCAGTAGCCATCAGTGTACCGTTTCAATTTGTGCGTACGAGTGCGTTTACACCCCTCGGAAAGCAGATCGTTCAAAGCATCGAGCACCGCATGCGCACGCAATTTCCGGCGCCTACTACCGTGGGGGGTCCCCCGCCGTACAACGGGTTTGACCGTCCGTTTGCCGTGCATCCGGTACCCGTGCCGCCTCTTATCAATGCCCCCGATGCCCACGGGGGTACGGCTACGTTTTCGAACAGGCCCACCTTTCTGCCAAAGCAGCGGCACCCCCTCGACCCGACGCGGGAAGTGTACGTACGAACGGTGCGCCCCTTCCGTGCGGGTAGCCTGCAGCTACCCTCTTCTCTGTAGTGCAATTCCCATACACGCGCGCCGCGTGGAAGAATCGCTGAAGTAGCAGAGCACTTACGCATCCAAAGGAGCGCGCTACATGGCGAATAGTACACCGGCGTCTATCCCGCGCCCCGGCACCCAGGTCATCCAACAATTTAGGGCGGTAACGCCCACGGTCATCACGCCCACGCTCGTGCCCAACGTGGTCGGCGTGTGCAAGCAGATTGTGGATTTGCTCGTGACCGACAGTACCGGCGGGCAGACCCTCAATGCTGATGCGCTGATTGACCTTCCGGCCTTTTTCTTTTCGGCGGCTGCTACCGGAAGCCCTCCCGTATACACGGGTCTCGATGGGCTTCAATTGGCGGTGAGCATCAACGAGTCGGTTGAGGTTGATTTGCCGTTCTCGGACCCTTCGGCGGAGGGGTTGACCCCTGCGACCATGGTGTCGCAGATCATGGCCGCTTTGAGTCAGCAGGGCGTAACGTCGGCCCAGGCTATCCTGGTCAGCGACACCTACTTCGAATTTGCGACCCTCGGTAAAGGGCAGTTTGAATCCATCACCATCCTTGACACGACGTCGCCTGTGGTTGCATCGGCACTCGGAATTGGTATCGGGCAGACCTACCTGGGCGTTTCCAACTACAATCAGTACACGCTGACCATTCCGGAAGAAGCCTTTCCCGATCCGCGCAATAACCTGGCGGAGTTGGTGATTGAGCAAAACACCGTGCGCGTGTTCCTGGCAACGGGGCACAGCACGGACATCACGGAAGCCACGCGAACGGCGTCGTTCCTGATGAAAGGAACCGTGGCCATTTCGGGGTCCGTGCAATCCCCCACGGATTTGTCGGGCCTGGTGTACCCCACGGCCATTGGCACGAATAACCTCATTATCAACGTGGACAATGGTACTGACCAGACGATCGCGTTCACGAGCCCCGCAAGTGACACGGCGTTTTTGAGTCAGCTCCAAGCGGGCTTGTCCGGCGCAACGCCGTCGCTGGTCTCGGGTAAGTTTTTGGAGATCACCAGCAACAGCGAGGGTGCGAATAGCTCCGTTACGATCCGCCCGGCAAGCACGCTTTTGACCACGAACGGCGGGCCCCTGTCCTTTCCCGTTTTGGCAGGTACTGGGACAAGTATCGCGGCTGTAAGCGATGGCAGCGGCGGCGCCTACACCTCGCTTCTGGATTTCGCTAGCATGAACTTTACGGCGGCAGCGACGCACGCGGTGTTGACCGCCTCGGCCCCCCCGACGTTCTCTGCGCTGACCACTGGCAGCACGTTGATTCTGAGCGATGGGCATGCGCCGCAGACCATCACGTTTGCGGGTAACGAGACTACGGTGGTGGGGGCGACCAACAGCCTACAAGCCACCATTCAGGCGCTGGTGGGTACCGAAACGGGCGGCAACGTTGTGGTGTCTTCGACAGGGGGCGCGCTGACGTTGACCAATGAAACCGTTGGCGATGAGTCGATGCTCCAAATTGTTGGGGGCACGGCCTTGGCGGCGCTCGACCCGGGTACAACGCCCACGTTGATCGCCGGTGCGCAGACCAACGGTAACCCCTTCCCTCCCCAGGCCGGCGACCAGATTTGGATCGACGGGACGTTGTTCGCGTTGGTGAACAAGGTGGCACCGGGGGGCATCACCACGCGTCTCAAGATCAACCAGCAGGTACCGATCAGTACGAATGTCGGTACGAGCTTCTACATTGAAGCGCAGAACCTGGTGTCCCCCGCGCCCCCGAATCGACCCACGCCTGACTTGGTGGTGGATCTTACGGACAACATCACCATCAAGCACAGTCTCCTGCGCGACTTCGTGGGAAACCCTCTGGCGGTTCAGGCCCCTATTTACGTGGCGTACACAGCGCTTCGGCTCGACACTACGGCCTTGGCAACGAACCCGGGTCTTTTGCGCTTCGGCAATACCACGGACCTCGAGGCGGCGATCGGGCCAACGACCGCGGACAATCCGCTGGCGCTCGGGATGTACTTCGCACTCATCAATGGGCCCGGCATTCAAGTAACGGGATTGGGCGTCGACGCAATTGCATCCGAAGAGCCCTTCGGTACCGTCGAAGCGTTCACGAGGGCCGCGGAATACCTCGAGGGCTTCGAGGTGTACGCCATTGCGCTTCTAACCCATGACGAGTCCGTGGCGCAGGTGTTCAACACCCACGTACAGTTTATGAGTCAGCCCGAGCAACACGGCGAGCGCATCTTGCTGTGGAACCCGGTCATCCCCACCAACGCGCTCGACACATTGATTACGAGTGGCACCAACGGTGACGGGCTGAGTACCATCACGTTCGATACCAAGATCACGAGCCTGAGCACGCTCTTGCAAGCGGCGGGTGTTAGCCCGGTGGGAACCATCCCGGTGGCGTCCGGGTTGTTCCTAGCTCTGGCCGCGGATGGGAACAATTACTCGATCGCCAGCATCGTGGGCTCCCGCGTTACGGTGCGCGTGAGCGCGGGTAGCTTCCCCAACGGTTCGAACGACGATGGCTTCTATGCAGAGAACGTTCTGCCTTCGCCGCTCATTGGGGAATTGTTCTCGATTCGTGTGCGGGGACTGCCCCTCGTGACGCTGGCGGGAACCCCCGATAAGAATGCGATTGCAGCCAATGTCAACGCCATGGGGCAGTCGTTTCAGAACCGTCGGTTTTGGATGACGCTTCCCGATCGGTGTGTGGCCACCATCTCGGGCGTCAGCCAGGTCCTCGACGGCTTCTACATGAACGCGGCTACCGCCGGCGCGATCGGGCAGCAGCCGCCACAGCAGTCCTTTACCCAGTTCCCCATCACGGGGTTCACCGGGGTGAAGGGTAGCAACGATACGTACAGCGAGAGCCAGCTGAACGTGATGGCAGGCGGTGGCGCCTACATCTTTGTGCAGGATGTTGCGAACGCGCCCATCTATGCACGCATGGCGCTGACAACGGATTTGACCAGTGTCGAAACCCGCACGGACTCCGTGACCAAGATCGTCGACTTCACTGCGAAGTTCGTTCGGGGGAGCCTGAAGAACTTCATCGGGCGCTTCAATATCACGCAGGGCTTTTTGGATACCCTGGGCACCGTGGGTCAGGGGCTCTTCGGCTTCCTTACGGAGAACGGCGTGTTGATTGGGGGAAGCCTCGACAATATCATCCAGGATGAGAACAACCGAGACACGGTCATCATGGATTCGACGTTGGATGTTCCTATTCCGTGCAACTACCTAAAATTGACCTTACTCATTTGATCTAATGCGGCGCGTGCTCGATGCGCCGCATAAGAGGAGCCCCACCCCGGGCTCCTCTTCTTTAGCCTACCTTTGCTAGACTCGAAGAGCTTTCGGTAGGAGCTCTACGTGCTGGCAACGATTTACAATTCACCAAGCATAGCAACTACGCATGAGGAATTAGCGGTGCGCAATAATGCAACAACCCGCACGGTGAGTCGCGTGCTGAATGGCAAGTGACGAGGTAGAGGCCCAGCGGTCTCTTTTTAGCCATAGATTAGGAGGCGGACATTGAGCGGGAATTACTCTGATTGGGCCCCGTACAATAACTACGTACAGGCCGGGATGGTTGACGGCCAGTACGTCAACGCGGGCTTCATGCTATTGGCTGCAGGGCCGCCGCGTATCGCGAACATCGGCGGCGCGGCTTCCTTTGCGCAAGCCTTGAGTGGCAATGGTCAATCGGCCAATCAGATCGTGCTGCCCATTGGTGTACTGCAGAGCTTCAACGTCAGCCACAACCGGCAGTTCAGCCGTATCTTCGAAATCGGTTCCGAGCGAAGTTACTTCATCTCGGGGCGTACGGTAGGTCAGCTGAGTTTGGGGCGCGTGTACTACCACGGTGCGTCCCTCTTGCGCATTCTTTATGCGTACTACCAAGACGATATTGGACCGACCATCGTCCCGTCGATGTGGCCGAACGCGGGTTCTGCCTCAATGGCGAACCCCCACGACGTCATCATCCCGCCGGGGTACGAGAACCTTTACTTCAACCTCGCTTCAGACTTGTTCGCACAGCCCATCGGCATCTTGATGTACATCCGCGACATCAACCAAGATGCGCTCGGCGCCCTCTACTTCGAATCGAGTTACTTGCCGAATCACTCATTGGCTACGGATAGCCAAGGGGTTCTTCTGCAGGAGAACGTCGCGGTACAGTTTGAGCGCGCAGTCCCTGTAGCTATCAGCGCGCTGACCCTTATTTCGACGGCATCCAACGCGGGGGGCTCGAATATGTCGAGTACCTTCCTTGGAATTCCTGACGCGTCGACCCAGGCCAACGCGTCCACATCGGCCGCGGCGGCGTAAGGAACTCCCGTGTCCACGCCGTTCACGACAACGCTTACCGTTCAAACGCCCATGGCGGCGGGGCAGCCGCCGCTCCCCATCGTGGCCGCTCTCTCCGCTGCTTATGACAGCCGCACCGAGTATCGACTGTCCTTTACAGTGTCGGGAACCAAGACGCTCGACATGGGAACGTTGGGCCCCAACGGCGCTAAGCTTTTGCTGGTGACGATGGATGCCAGCGTTGACCCCACGGTTCAACCCGTGCTTCTTTCCCTTAATGGAGCCACACCCGGTATCGAAGTATCGCCCGGGGGGTTTTTTGCTTTAGGGAGTCCTCAGCCAACCACCGCCGGTGTCCTTTCCATCACGATCACACACGCTTCCACCGCCGCTATGAGCGTGTGGGTTTTTGGATAACTTATGCACCGTCAAGTCATCGAGCGCGTTACTGAAGTGGCTGCGGGGTCTGCTTCTAATGTAATCAAGGACAGTGTATTCGGCGCGCTGCTGACCGTAGCGGTCGTTTGCATCATTTGGTTGCTGAAGCGCTTGATGAGCGTGCAGGATCAGAGGGTCGAAGATCAAGTACGCGCCAACGAGATGATGGAGCACAGCCGCGAGAAGACATCTAGCCTGATTGCGCAAGTGAACCAAGCGTCCGTGGGGGTCAACGCGACGCTGGACAAATTGGTAGATGCGCAATGCGACAGCACGCGTTCGTTGGGCGATTTGCGCTCGTCTATTCAGTCATTACAGGTGACCACGGACAGCGTCATCCGCGACGCTGTCCGTGGTCGGTCTCAACCGGAAGTCGCACCCATGTCGTCTGTTCGACAGGAGGTACCCCGCGGAGGGAGTTACTCGCATCTTGATCCTGGGTTGTACGACCGAGGAGAGAGAGGACGGTGACTGTGATCGCCTTCTTGCAAAGGTTGACAGGGACGTCACGCCGTGGCGTACAAGAAAGTCAACGTTTTGAGCACAACATTCGTTGCGTTATTCAACAGGTCAAACAGTTGGAACGCTTGTGCGAGGACATGGATGGCGTCTGCCATCAAGTGGAAGAAACGCAGAGGCGCATCCGTACGTCGCCCCGCTCCTCGGGCTACTCGGGGGAGCACGCTAAAACCATTCCGGCGTCCCGTCCGCCAGGAGAAGCAGAGTATGGAAACGCCGAACGAGAAGCGCCTATTACAGCGCGAGGGATGTCCCTTTGCGCGGCTGGACGAGAGCTCCCAGATCATCCGGCGTAAGGACTTGGTTTCGCTCGGCGATTCGTTTCGAGCGTCCACGATCCCCTTCGACACTCTGGCGCGCCACGTGCAGCGCCAGGTTATTCTTGTCAACCGTTTGCAATACGGCCTTTTCGCGCTATTCGTAGTGAGTATTGCACTTTTGGTAAGTACGCTTTGGTTGATTCATCGCGTCGAGACCCGTGCGGTGCCCCCTTCCTCAACAACTTCGCGGCCCCTGGAAACAGCGTGACGTTGGGCTGGCAAAAAGTAGCGGATGAATACCGCTTGGCGCCATTCGGCCAAGGGCGCACGCTGCCCCGGGATCGACTGCAAGCGCAGGCGGAAGAGTTCAACGATCAGTTTCGACAACGCGAGGCGTTGACCATGTCCCAAACGGTAGAGAACCTAGGGGGTCCCGGCAGCGGCCGTGCCCGCTACTTGCGCGCGATCATGACAACGCCGTACGCGGTGCATCCTCTTCTGCCTTTTGCGGGGCCCCCGATGATGCACCCCATGGGTTACGGGGCGGGCGCCGCGTACAGCGCGCCCAACGATCAGGATCTGCGCGCGGGGGAACCCGACCCAGAAATGACGGCGCTTGAAACGGGCATCACGCACACCGCGTCCGTACGGTTTGCGGAGGCTATGGGGCGCGTGCTCGCGGAGAAGCGCGCGCAAGAGGAGCCCGCGTACATGTACGGCCCCGAAGCCTATGCACCGTACGAGGAAGCGCCCTCACCGCAGTACGTGCGTGCACTGGCATCCCCGCCGGTTGCGCCCCATGCACAAGCGGCCCGGCAGAACGCGGTACGCGCCTTAACGCACGTGGGGCAAGGTCTCGGGGAATCCGCGATGGCAGCGGGGCATGGTCTTCAAGCCGCTGCGGGTGCGGTAGGGCGGGGACTTCAGGGTTTCATGGGACAGGAAGCCACCAGCGATCAGCGGTGGGGAACAGGGTTTAGCCCCGCGCCTGTGACTAACGAATACGGTCAACCGCTTCGAATGTAACTACGGCAGGTGGTTCCACCAGCCGGTGGCTACGGGGGGCGCGACGTCGTCGTCTTCGTGGGGAGCGGGGTCTTCATTAAAAGAGAGCAGTGGATCCTCCTGAGAATCACGCCAAGGTTCTTCATCAGTCTCTTCCTCGTCTTCGTCCTCGTCGTCGCGGGGTGGGCGTGTTTGAAACGGTAAGGCGTCCGGGGGTTTGGTCGATGAGGTGGTAGAGGAGTTGGGCTGTTCGGCGTACGTCGTCGTGCTCTGGTTGAGTAGGTCCCGTTCCTCGTTCGTCAGGCTGGCCAGAGTTTTGTTTCCGGAGAGAAGTGAGGTCAGCGTTGTGAGGAGCTCCGGTTCGTAGTGGGTGGGGTGTTCCAGGTAATCGCGCAGAAGAATCCGGGGGTCTCCCAGGAGCGCCTCGAATAAACCAGGCGTCGACGGCACGCTGCTGGGCGACGTTAGCGTCGGGTCGAAGGTTGGAGAGCTCAGGGCCGGCAGAGTCGGTAAGACCGGCAGCGGCGGCAAGGTACTCGGGAAGTACTTTTTGGGCGTACGCCCGGATAACAGCTGTTTGAGCGATTGCGTAGCGTTCCAGGAGTTCTTCGTGGTGCGCGTCACAGTACGCGGCGAAGACAGCCCCGAGGGCTTGGGCCATGTCAATGGGCGGCTCATTGTTCTGGGACCTGTCGTAGTTGAGGGCGGTTACCAGGTGTTCCGCTTGTAACCATGTCGCGTCGGGAAGCGCCACAGGCAAGAGGCGTACGTGTAATCGGGGGTCTCGCGTAGTGTCCGGCGCAAACTTCTTAGTCATTGCGGCACAAGAGGCTCAGAGGTGTACACCATGGTTTTTCTACTTGAACCACAAGATATACGACTGTATACAACACACGGCACTGATCATTGAACATGCGCAGCATCGTGGTGGTTACAGCAACTGTCCCTTTCTGCGTAGACGACCCTCGGTTCTATGGCTCAGTACGCGTGGTCGAGGTGGTCCCTCTCCACGGGCATAAAACCATTGGGTTGCGGCTCTACCTGAAAGAAGATCGCTACGTCATCTTGCCACGACATCGCTTGGACGAGGTGATCGCAGCCCAACGGGCCGCAGGTGTGATCGCAGCCGACCAGTACAGAAACGTGATTAGGGAGATGAATCCATGACTGACGTGAACAATGTGATCGCGACGTTCAAGAGCCGGCTGGCGGCAGGGCACTACAAGGAGCTGTCGGGTGCCCGCCGAGGCATCGGCAAGTTCCAGGGTATCGAAGACGCGGACCGCAAGAAAATGCTCGTTATCGCGGAGCGTCACTTTGCGGCGGGCGCGCCCGCGGTCAGTGCGCCAGTGGCTGAGGTGGCTTCGGCGGCTCCCAAGGCGAAGCGAGGGCGCAAGCCCAAGGCGGTGGTCGAAGGTGCTGCCCCGGAAGCCCCCAAGGCGCGTCGGGGGCGTAAGCCCGCCACGGCTGCTAGCACGATGTCGCTTGCCGAGGACGCCAATCAGCAGCTGGGCATTTGCGAGAAGGCCGTGGATCAGCTGTCGCGCATCGGGGATCGCAACGTCGACGTGGCTGTGGAGATGACGGCGGCGAAGGAGTGCATCGGCCGCGTCATTCGCAACTTGCGCAGCACGCTCGGAGAGGACATCACGTCGCCCGCGCCTCAGGCGCTCGTTGGGCACGTTGTTCCTCAGAGTCTTCCGGCCATGCCCCCCAACGGGGCGGGTGCCGTGCTAGGCGCTCCCGCGCATCGGTGACCATAGAAGACCGATGTAATCCACGTCGGTCTTTTCTTCAGCGTCGTCAAGCACACGCACATTCCCCTGATTTCGGATCGGCACGTGCCACGACACGGTGCCGTGAGGGGACTCCAAAATAACCACCACTTCTTGAACATGTTGCTCGACGAGCAGCAAAGCGTACGCGCCGTATACTTTTACGATGCGTTTTAGCTCGTTTGGCCATGCGGCTTTCTCGGGGGGCAGATCCACAGGGATGATGCCCTCAGTTCGCCGTCCGTGAAAAACTACAGGGGACGCCGGCCACACCAGTACAAACGGCGTGATAGACGCTCGTGCAGTCCACGAAGTGTACAGTGACGCCAATCCTTGGCGTGCTTCGCGCACCAGGTCTTGATGAATAAAACGTTCTTTGGCAAAGTAGGAAACCGCCATGACTGATGACTGTAACAGCAACGCCCGCGACCGACCTGGCTTTCAAGAAATTATGCTACGCATGGCGCAATTGGTTGCGCAGCGCTCAACGTGTCTGCGTCTTCAAGTGGGTACGGTGATTTCGAGTAAGGACTTTCGTCAGGTGTACTCGATGGGCTACAACGGTAATGCCAGCGGCTTACCGAACGCGTGCGACAAGACGGGCCCCGAAGCGGTGGGAAACTGCGGTTGTTGTCACGCTGAGCTCAACGCGATTGTGAATTGCAGCGCCTCGCGCGAGGTAGAAAAGCTTGTGTTTTCTACGGATTCGCCCTGCATCATGTGCGCTAAATACCTCATCAATCTGGGGGGTGTTACCGCCATTTACTTCCTGCGCCCCTACCGAACGCAGGAAGCTGCATCGCTGCTCGAGCGAAGCAACATTACCCTTCATCACGTTTACGCTTTTTCCAAGCAAGCCCCTGTCGGGGAAGAGATTCATGGGCGGTAAGAAGGCAGGCGTCTTCTGCAACTTTGGGCATCGGTCGAGTGATGACAAACCCGTAACGCGAAAGAGAAGTTTATGACGCAAGAACGCATGGTGGCCTGGAGCCGCCTCTTTTTGAAGCGTGAGTCGTTGTCTGCGGATGACCCGGAACGCGAAGTATGTGACAAGGCCCTCGACGACTTTTTGCACGAGGCCACCCCCGAGCAACGCACGCACATGATCAAGCTCATGGAATGCATTGATCGTGCGCTGGAGATCGCAACGTCGACGTGGCTGTGGGGATGAGCATCAGGGGCATGGAACACTCGAAGGATGCTGTTTACGTGGCACGCTGTGAGACGTGTGGCTACCTTCTGGGCGCGCAGGATCCAGGGCGGCCTTGTTGGTATTGCAAATGGGTGAGTCGATGATCATCGGAATCAGCGGACTCGTCTTCGACGAGCAGGGTAACAAGGGGAGCGCGGGGGCTGGCAAGAGTACGGTTGCGGACCGTCTGGTCGCGCGCCACAAGTTCGTGGCGGTGGGCCTCGCCGACGTCATGAAGCGCTTCGTTCAGGAAGTTCTAGGCTTCAGTGATGAGCAACTGTGGGGACCAAGCGAGAAGCGCAACGAGCCCGATAAGCGCTTTTCCCGGCGCTTACGGCCATTTCCCCCGGGCACAGAACGCGCGGTGGCTGCCATTCAAAAGTTCGTAGAAGCTATGCCTTATTTAGATAGTACGGAGCACGCGGTTAAGGAAATTAGCGAGCGACTTACAGAGTTTCTTACCCCTCGCTACGCTCTTCAGGCACTCGGTACGGAATGGGGCAGGCACTGCTACGAAGACATGTGGGTTGCGTACGCGATGAAGGTGGCGCAGAAGCTTATTCTGCAAGACGTGACGTACAGCGCGCGTTATGGCGTTTGCTATACCTCAGGTGAGGTTAAAGGCGTAGTTTTCAGCGATCTGCGCTTCAAGAACGAGATCGATTACATCAAGAAGAACGGTGGGAAGATTGTTCGCGTGCGCCGCCCTGTTGAGAAGTTTATTGCGTCGGAACATCAGTCCGAGATGGATCTGAACGACGTACCCGATGATGCCTTCGACTACGTCATCCACGGGCTACCCGCGGACGTGCACGATCTTCAGCTCAAGACCGACCAGATGCTGGATTGGTTCAAGGGCCGCATCATTCCCTACGACGAAAAGAGCGTCGACGTCCCACCTTTCCTGCGAAAGGGTGCGGTGCTTCCTCTCGGTACGGGAATCCTTGTCGAAGAGAACGTAACTGTAGCGGACAGCGTTGAGCTCAAGCTGACATCTTCCCTGGGATCGTCTCCGCCGTTTGAAGGAACAATCAGCGATGGCGGACAGGTAGACCTGGATGCACAGCACTATCTACCCATTATCAGTGTTTCTGGGAAAGATATTCGCTGTTGCCCCCTCGATACTGACAACGATGGCAGCTGCCCCATCCATCCGAAGGGTTGCGATTGAAGTAGATGATGTAAGCTAGCGGAATGCCGCAGCCGCAGCTTACCCTCAACCTACAGCAGTACGAAGCCCTGGTGTACCTCGCGCGCATCGGGGCGCGGCTCAAGGGCTTTTTGGATGCCATCGCGAAGGATGCGCGCTTCCGACAGCTTCTGGAAGCCGCCGTTCATTACGCCGGGCAGGATGCGAATAGGGCGCGCGATCTTGAAGCCTTTCTGAAAAGCATCGAAGAGCCGAACGGCATCCACCGCTACTTTCTTGCGGTGCGCTGGCAAGAATTGGCCGCTCCGTTGCCCCCACGGGTCGCGGGAGCGGCCACGCGCTTTCCAGAAAACTGGCCCCCGAATCTTCAGGGCATCATCGAGCTGATGACCCGTCCCATTGCACGGGCGGACGTTGATGCGTTTCTACTAGCCAACGCGAAGAGTCCGGTAACCGTCGTGGTGACGGCCGATCCCGGGCTTACGGTGGGATGGACCGCCGTGGAGGACTATTTCGTATGATACAAGAAGCACAAGCTGTGTTCAGTCTACCGGAGCAACAACTCGGGGCGATTACAGTCCAAGACTTCGCCGGGTCGACGTATGCTTTTCCCGACGTCAACGTGACCGCGCTCAAGAACATGCTTCCCCCTTCGGGGCGTCGGCCGGAAAACTTGCCGTGCTTGATGATCGTCAACGTATCCGTGGCGGTACTCAGCATTCCTTTCAAGAACATTCAAAGTATCTGCGTAGGTACGGAAGTGCTGTGGAATGCAACCGCCTGACAAGCCAGCGGATTTTCGACACACCGATCCGGCGTTTGTCGATCCAATGAAGGAACGCATCGAACTTCAGTGCCTCAAGTGCGCTATGCACGTGCACCTGTTCGTGCAGAAGTCGATGCGCCTTAAACCGGGCGATAAATTGTATGTAGACCCTGAGCAGCCTGAATGGGGGCGATGCCCGCGATGCCGACGAAAAACACTTCAAGTGCTCCACGTGCCAGCTATTACGCCTACACCGAGTGCTATCGGCTTTTGGAAGCTACCGGCGGGACCGGCCACTGGAAACTCGTCGGCTACCAAGACCGACCCCTCGGTTACGCCGAAAGAGTCCAAGTAACGCCCTTCGCGCAGACGACAGGGAAAGGGGTTGTAGCTGGCGTGCTGTACACCCTCGAGCGCCTTTACCTTGAAATGGGGCACGCCCTGCTCCTTCTTCAGGGAGAACTGTTGCAAAAGCTCGTGGGTCCAAACTATGTCTTTTGCGGGGGTCAACCCGCACCGGCGTACGAGCCGCGACCGCATCTACGAAACGTACGGCTCGCGAGCATCACCCAAGTTCCCGCGGAGATGACGCTGCCTGAAGTGGCCTTGCTTCTTCGTGCGAAGGAATGAACCGTCTCTCTTTTTTCTAGCTAACGCTTAGTGCGTGGTGCACACTGTGCACCAACTACGGAGGATCATGGCGATTCCTGGTGCTCGTGTTCTTTCTCTGGATAACCCCCGCCCGCCGCAAGCGGCTCCCTACGTACAACCGGGAGCCGGTGCGCACGCTACGGGGTACGCCGCGGGGGTCGCTGCGCGACGCTCCGGTACGTTACCCAAGTACAACGGTCCTGTTGGAGGGCTTCCCTCGCCCCCCATGCCGGCGCTTGAACAACCGCATCGCGATGGCATGACCATGGCGGCGCAAGCGCAGATGACGCGCGGCCCTGATGCCAGCCGTAATGTTCAGCGGGCAATGGCGGGGCACGCGCAAACCGGCAGCATCGTAATCCCGGAAGATGCCATGCCTCCTCCCCCGCAAATGCCTATGGCAGGGCCGCGGCTTCATCCGCTGGACACGCTGCCTGAGGAAGCCATCCAAGATCCCCAGTTTCATCGGGGTACGGGAAGCTTGATGGCCCAATCCCAACCTCACCTGGCCATGAAGTACGGGGTGATTCGTGACGGGCAGCGGTTGACGCCCAACGACGTGATGGGAGGTCCCACCGCTTCCCCCGGAGGGATGCGCGGGAACAAAGCGCGGCGGTCTCCCGACGTCATTGCGCGGGAGCTGAAACAAGCCTTGATGGCGCCCCCGGGAGCGCCAGGGGAAACCGATGCGGGTCCTGAGCCGCCCCCGGGTATTCCCCGTTCTGTCGCCGAGGCTGAAGCGCAAGCGGCTCAAGGGCCTGGGGGTGCGGCCAGCCGCGCGGGAGCTTCCCCGGTGGTCCCGGGCTTGGATGCCAGCACGCCAGAATCTGAGGCCAAGGCCAAACGGCTTTTGAACGAAATGGATGACTTCGACTTCGAGCGCCTACGGCGCGAGATGTTGTCCGACATCCTGAAGAACCCAAAGCAGCGCGAGGACGTTGAAAAGCGCCTCGAAGCGCTCGACATCGGGGAGCTCATTACGCGCAATGTCATTCAGCAACGCGTCCCGATTCTTCCCGGTAAGTTCATGCCGACGTTCGAGTCAATGCAGGGAGGTATTGAGCTGCGCCTGAAACAACTCTTGGTACGTGAGTCTAGCAGCGTTGCCGTAACGGAAGCGTACCTGCTCGACAAGTACGCTGTCATGACCACCACGGCGGGAACGGTCGCGATCAATGGTGTGCCTTTGCCCCCCATGTACGACGAGCGCGGCGACTTCAGTGAAGACCTTTTTTGGGCCAAGTTTGAGTGGATGCTCAAGCGCAACATTCACATGTTGGCGTCGCTCGGTGTGCATTACTCCTGGTTCGAGCAACGCGTGCGTAAGTTGTTCGTAGCCTCTGAGGGAAAAGATGGTTGAACACCACGGAAGGGTGGTTCAAGGCGCAGCTTCTGTTTCATACGCTGCAGAAGATGCCGCCTGCTGGTTCCCTTCAAGAGTGGGTTCTCATCTTATACCTCGACAAAACGGAGGATATTGAGCATTCGAAGTTCAGAGCACTCGTACAGGTAGTGCTGACCGTTGGAGCCGAAAACCAGGACGCCGGTCTTGAAGCCTTCGAAGAGTACATGAATAAGGCATTCCCAAGTTTGAAGACCAAGAAGAAGAAGAAACGCGACGAGCTCATGGACGTACTGAAGCAGTGGGTAGGGCAAGGGCCCTTGCGTGTGTCGCCAATGGGCGACGGCCAGGTACGTGGACGCAGCAAAATGGTTAAGCGCATCGCAAGCGTTGAAACAGGCGCGGTAGCCCGCGCGACAGCCCGTATTGGGAATATTCGACCCCGATGAACAAGGATGAAGCCAAGTATTGCCCTCAGTGTGGCGCGGCCTCCCTCGACATCAGTGCCCTCGCGAACACGCCCGTTCATTGCCGGGCGTGTGCCTGGACGGGCGCTGCCGAAGCGCTGTACACCGTACCCTTCTTCTATGCCCAGGGTAGCCGGGAGGGTATTGCCAACGAACTGCTCAACGACCTGAGGCGCTTTCTGAGCAGTGAGCGTTTCATGGTGGGCTTCGTCGGTTTTCTTGGACGTTGGGGCTTCGTGAATCTGCAGCAGGAAAAGAAGCTTCTGGCGATCAACGTCGCACGGTACGCCGCCGCTACGGCGCGCGCCGTTTTGACATCCGTCATTGAAGAGCGCGAAAAGGTTGAGAAGGAGGCATGCGGCAATGGCCGACCCGAGTCCCGCGGATAAGCTCACGTGTTTCTTGGATCAGGGACGCTTCTGCGACGCGGATTGCATGGCCTACAAGGTTGTACCGGATGGAAATCAGCAACTGGACGGAGGGCAACAGCATTGCGTGCTCCTTTCTGCGCTCGAGCGTACGGGGCGCGCTCTGCAGGGAATCGGGGGTCTGATGAATGCATTGAATACGCGCTGGCGTAAGCAAAGCGAAGATGCACAAAGGGGCGGGCCTCTTGCACCCCCGGACCCCTTGGGTAAACGCTGATGTTGCACGCACAAATCGTTGGGTACTGGCGCGGGGGTTCTTTCGATGGAAAGAGTTTTCCGACGGCCAAAATAAGCTTGATGCTTCCCGGGGATTACCCGGTCGACGTTACGGTTACCGAGAGCTATTTGCAGCAGCTTTTGGAGAACCAAAGCGCTCTCGTTGAGGAACCGCGTGCTCCCGGCGGGGACATGCTGAGCGTTCCTAACGAGTCAACGCTCATTGCTTGGGCTTCCTTACCGGACGCTACCTGCCCTGCGCGCGTCAAGCTGGCAATGCGGGATCATCAGCTTCCTGCGCAGCTTCCTTCCGATAAGTTGGCGCAGATCGTCGCGACTATTTTGAAGGAGTATACAGAAGCTGATTGGGCCGCGCTTGAGACGAAGTACGCCTCACCTCGTCCGGCGGCACCGCAGCCGCCCAATGTAGGTACGGTGGAATGGGGGGAGGGCAGCATCATGCGCCCGAGCGTACCTTCGCGAACCGTACCCAAGAACGATGCGGGGTGGCCGCTGGTGTCGGACCCCCAAAGGGAGGATCCCGGGGAGGTATCCACCCCCAGTGATGAGGACGGGGTTCCCGAGTTCTGATGTACTTCATTTGCCCCGAGCTTCACTTTGCTTTACGCGCGGTGGGCGGCGATGCCAACGAGGTCGCCGCCCTTTTGGGGCCGACGTCACCTCAAGCGAACGCAGCGTGCCCTGAGTGCCATAAGCTCCTCAAGCAAGGCGTCTTCATCGACGCTTCACTGCTAGCACGTGTTACGCCCGTGCTGCGGGAGGTAACGCCCTTGGAAGCCCACCTTGCTCTTGAGGGGCTGGGCTTTCCCGATGAGAGGGATTGTGCCGAAGAGATTGTGCGGGGTGTTCTCCTTGGTAAGTCCATCCGATCTGTGCAAGCCCACGGCATTCGAGGAACACACCGCACCGTCATCGATAGCATCACGTTCGAGGATGGTACCACCATGTTCTTCAGCGGTAGCCAATGGGGTGCCCTCGTTTACCGCTTGCGAAAACCCAACCCCTTCTTGAGTAAGGAGAGCCCGTGACAGTTCTCGAGGTACGTTACCGGCGGTTACAAACCAAGGACAACGGGGAGTACCCCTACGCCGGCTGCTTTGTTTTTGAGGGTGTAACCGAAGAGTTCCCGGCGCTCTTCTACCGGCAGCTCATCGGGCGTTTGCACGATCTGCTGAAGGAGCACCCTACCCTTGACCGCCTTCTGTTTCAGCGAACAGAGCGCAGGGGCATCCTTCCCTTTGAGCTCGGCCCCGGTACGTTTCAGCTCCTGCGCGAGGACCCCGTTGCGGCGTACCGTGCGATGACCGTGGAGATTGACCGAGGGGCTTCGGTTAGCGCGGCCACGCTGGGTACGGAGGGAGCTACGTTTGGGCGTTACCTTTACCTGCGCATTCAGCGCGGCGAAGTTTCGGACCCGTTAACGGGGCAACGGCTCAACCTGGCCTATGGGGAGAAGCAGGGCTGGAAGATCCGCGCGCAGAACAGCGCCTCGGACACGTGGCTTCCTTTGTTCTCCGTGATTGATGATGCGCCCTTGGGCGCTACGGCGATCGAGCGCATCGCGTACATGCACTGGGCGCTGCTTGACGTCGAGTATCTTCTTAAGCTGGATCATCCAGCGTTTTACTTGCCTTGCCCGTGGAACACGACGGGCCCTTGGGTTACACGGGAAGAGCTTCAGCAACGTTACGCGCAATGTTACGCGCAAAGTAAGGAAGGTATGTCATGACGACTGGTGTTCGTATTCCGCGTGATCAGATGAACGACCCGGAGGATCGGGGAACTCCTTTTGCTGCGGGCGCGGGTGTTCCCGCTTTGATGGTTCCTGCCAAGTGGTACGACGAGCAGGGGCGCCCTCATCAAGAGTACGTTTTCGTGGTGGGAAACGTTGCCTACAGGGATCCTAACGGGGAAGCGTGGGCAGACAGCTTGCAGGTATTTAAGGATCCGGTGGCCACGAAGGTTGTGCAGCAGGCCAACGCGCAATTTGAAGCCATGGTGCTGGCCGTTATCCGAAAGTCCAAGCTGCAGATGCCCCTGCCCGCGGGCAGCGACGGGGTCGAGGTTCTTGCTGATGAAACGGATCGAAGTGTCGTTGCACCCGCTTCATGATTGGACGCTCGTGCAGATGGACCCGGCGCTGCACGAGGGGGTATCCCCCGGGGGTTTGCTTCTAGTGCGACCGCCCCTTGTGCGCACGGGGACGGTTGTTGCCGTAGGCGTTGGCCGCCTTTTCGTGGACGAGGTTTTTCGCGCGACGGAGGTAAAGGTCGGGGAACGCGTGGCTTTCCTCGCCGCCACGATGGACACCAAGCAAGGACATCAGATGCAGGGTACCCTTGGGGAAGAACGCGCGCTGATCCGCGAGAGCGACATCCTGTTCGTCATTGAAGAGGGGAACCCCCACCTCGACAAGTAGGAAGCATGCTGCTGGTAAACCAAACGAGCCCGGGCCACTTCGAGCTTAATTACATGTGGTTGCCGACTTGGCTCGGTATGAATGCAGAGCGTAAGCGCCAGGTAGAAGAGCACATCTGCGCCGTCTTCGTTGGGAAGGAAGCGACCCCCGAAGACCTTCATCGCGAAATCATCGACCACCTCTGTCAACAGTTTCCGCTCATCGATGGGCTTTCTGCCTATCTGCATGCGGTGGAAGGCATCGTGTTGTGCGCCGAGAAAGAATCGAGGGCGTGTGGACCGCAAGGATGACCGCCTTCACCTGCGCATCAGCGTACAGTTGAAGCGGAGCATTCAAGCGTACTGCACGAAGTACAACATTGATGTTTCTACCCTAACCACACGCTTTTTTGAACGGGTGGTCGCTAATGAACGAGCGCGTGAACAACGCGAACAAGCCGCGTCCCGTGAATAAGAGCGACGCAGGTGCTTCGCGCACCATCAACATCCCTGAAAATCTGGGGGTGGAGGGATTTATTCACGGGCTGCGGGAAGTGCTTCGTCTACCTCGCGTTCAACGCGTCGTTATTGAGGTCGGGCACCTAACGTTCTTTCAAACAGTACCAAAAGATGCGGCGGAGATTACGCCGAACGTCAACGTGTCGTTTGATCACCTGCGCCCTTACAACATCATCCGAAACGCGCCAACGCGGGAGCTTCAGTACCCCTTGACCCTGGGGGCGTCGGCGGTGCTGACCGCGATGTTGGATGTGACGTGCTTGAGCGGCTACACCCCGATTGCCTTCGTTGTTTCAGTTAACACGACACTGTGGAATTGGTTGTATTTCCGCGATGACCTCGAGGTAAAGAGCCGCGATACCTTGCTTGGTTACCCCGTGTTAACCGATACGCAGATACCGGAGACCGCACTTGTTCTTTGCGTCGGCGTTGACGGTACGACGGCGCTCTTGGACACGCGCTTGTCCCTGAAAGCAGAGATGCTGAACGCACCCAGCGTCGGCAGAGAAGAGGTGGATGTTCTATGAGACCCTTGGCGCTGGCCGCAATTCAAGCGGGCTTGATCGATGACGATACCCTGGCGCAGTTCCAGCGATGGGGCTTCGTCCCCCGCACGTTAGACAAGCGCGTTCAGGAAGACCCTGACCTCATCGTGGAGCGCATTCAGTTTGCGCTCGAGGCTGAAGAACAAGTTCGCATGCAGAGCACGGATCTCGATCTGCTCAAGTTTTACCTGGACCCGAAGAACCAGATACAGGGGCAGATGGTCATCGCTACGGAAGATGCCAAGGCGACCAAGGCCGTGACCTTTGCAAAGCGCGAGCGCAGCGCGGTCGTTCAGTACATCATCCCCTGGATCTCCGAGAGCGTTGTGGATATCGTGACCAATGGCAAGACGTACCTACGCTATGTCCTGGAGAACCGGCACGTGAAAGTGTATTTCGACCATGTTGAGGAGCTTTACTTCGGCGATGTCAAAGCGTTCATGGTCGGTACGGGTATGGAATCATGGTAGCCGTTGACACCATGCTTCAAGTGCTCCACGCAAAGTACGGCTTTGAACCGGCGGAGAAAGGGGTCACAACGCTTGCTGAGGGAAAGCAGCAGCTGCGCCTCTTCGCTCGAGTTCAGCGCGTTGCTAATTGGCTTCTCTTCATCGATAAGCTTCTCGGCGAAGAGCTCAGCCATTCTTGGCGTTTGCTCCTCGCGCAGAAGTACATCAAACGCGTCCCGCGCAAGGACGCCCAGATGGTCAAGGGCTGGCTCTTTATTCTCTCAGCGCAGGACTTAGAGGCAGCGTGTGTGGAGATTGCGGCCATTGCGAAGGCGGCGCCCACTCCGCGGGCAAGCGTGGATGAAATGCCCTTGCCTGGGGGTGGGTTGCACCGCAATCTCAGTTCAACGCGTGGTAAGGGCGCTCGTCCAACGGTCAGTAGTGGGGGCCAACCCTCCTTTGAGTTTTTCGGGCGTAGGTAAAGCGCATGTCCATCAATGAAACCGCATTCGACGCACGGGCTTTTCGTCAAGTCGCTGGCGACTTGTACGCATCAGCCGCTGTAACCGAGGCCGAGGTCGAAGCGGCGCGCCAGAACATGCTGACGCTTAAGAAGGCCGCCGCGGAAAAGAGGGTGGCCCTCTATAAGATTGAGGTGCAGTTCGGCCGTAATCATCACGTCAACGGTGAGTCCACCTACGGCATGCTGACCTTGTGGGAAAGCGGTACGAAGCTTCACGGCGGGGGCGACGCCATGCTTTATGTGTGTCCGGGGAAGTACATGAAGCGCAACGACTGCGAACATGTCATCCCCGACGCCGTCAATGGCCGTTCCGTTGTTGTTTGCCCGAGCTGTTTGACTGCCTGGAGTAATCAACAGCTTATTGGGCAGCACGCCTACCGCTTTTCAATTCAAACGTGGGCCGAGGTCATTCAAACGTGGTTTCTGCGCTTGGATATGAACGCCGACCTTCGCATAAAGTACTTTTACGATGATATTCGTGCCGCCTCAGCGGCAGAGCAAGAAAAGGAACTGCGGGGCGAGCTACTTGAAAAGGCGCGTGCAGCGCCTCGCCGTATCTCGCGCGTGTACTTGCTCAATGATCTCATCAAAGATGTCAATGCGGGCGCAAGCATGTACACTAGGATCCTCGCCTTTTTGAGGACGTAGCCCTATGTTTACGCTGGAGCCCGAGAAAGAACCCGACGAGTACGTACGCAAGATGCACTTGCTGGCTGTCAGCGAGCACATGATCACGTATTTGAGCGAGAACTACGATTCGGGTACCGACGCTCCGCCGGCCAAAGTTATCGAAACACATGCGCTTCCTGTCGCGCAAAGTGTTGTACCCGGTGGAATCATTGCGGAGTTCATCGCGAATCTTTCCCGTTACAGCGACGAGCTTCGGGGGGATATTCGGCTGTACCACCGCACTAAGGAAAATGCTCATGTCCTGGGAACCCCCGCCCCAATCCCCGCTGCTGCTCAATCGAAAGCAGCGAAGAGCCCGCGCCGCGCAAGAACGGCGAAAAAATAAACCACCCATCGGAGAACGAATGCCTGACAGCGCTGATCTACCGCAACGTGTGCGCCAACTGGACTTGGTTGTTGATTCCATGCGCACCGCTTTCAACCGTAACCATCGCGCCTACAGTGAGGCGCTGAGCGCCGTGGACGGTCACCTCGCTGTACTGCGCGCTGTCATCAATGACTTGGTGCGCAACGAAGTCACCGTCATCAAGGAGGGTGAGAGCACGGGGAGCGTTGACTGGGACACCTACTACGGGTGGTACAACGATTTCATCAAGAGGCAGGCTGCAGCGGATGCCGCCGCGAAAGAGGGCGCGGCACCCGTCGTAGAATCCCTGCCCACGAGTGAAGAGCTTTTTGGAGGAGACCATGGCAGTCGGGATCGATCGGTATCTGAAGGCATCGCGGACGCGGGCGTCGAAGCCCGCCCGTAACTTGCAAGACGGCTCGGTGGTGTTGGCGACCACGACGGTGCATGGCCCGCGGCAGATGCGCTGCATGCACTGCCATGGGATGGCGGGGCCCGCGCGTAACGGCGCCGGTCAAGAGGTTCTGCGTTGCTCGGGCTGTGGCACCGAATCAGTGCTGAGGCCCCTGTGACGCTTTTGTTGGAGTCCGACGCGTCTTCCCCCGCCGAAGCGGAGCGGCAAGTGGACGCGGCCCTTGATGAATTCGATGGCTACTTCCGCACCATCCAGACCGACGCCTACGAGGGGGCTGCCCTTGGCCTTAGTCCACCCGAGCGCGCCATCATCAAGACCTTCTGCGCGTACTTTCTTGGGTTGGGCCCCCGTAATCCCCGTGCTGCGTCCAAGGAAGGAGCCGCCCATGCCGCGCCGCATCGCCGCTGAGATGACCTGCGACCGCTGTGGGCGTATTTGGTACGCCGACTTCAGCGTGGAAAAGCAGGACGTGACTTGCGCGTCCCTCGAGCTCTCCATTCGGGAAGCGAACGGGGAGGAGCGCAAGGTGTGCTTCGAGGCCCTTTGCGATGTGTGCGCCGCGTCGGTCGCGGGGTACTTGACGGCCATCACGCGCAAGATGAAGAAGGCCAGCCCGCAGCGCAAACCGAAGGCTAAAAAGGAGGGAGCGGTCGCGACCCCCTCCCCTTTTGGTACCCTTCCAGCGTCTACGCCGTCGCCCCTGGGGTCACCTGGGGGGCATACCGTCGCGGCGCCGGCAGTACCTGCCGCTCCAATTCCCACCCGTTCCACCGGAACACCGCCTCGAGCCACGGCGCGCCCAGGGCACGCCGCACCTTAAACGACGCTCCACGCATCAAGCGCACCAAGTGCTCCACGCCCCCTTCGCGCGCCGCGGAGTACAGCACGCTCACACCCGTGGCTTGTTCGAAAGGCCCGTAGGTCACGCGAACGCGCCCTCCCTCGAGGGTTTTGACGGGGTCGCCGAGCAGCGTGTGCTCGTCTGGGATAGCGAGGTGAACCAACGCTTGTCCCCCGGAAGGGTGGGGCTTGCCCGCGTGACAGAGGGAGGAATGATCCCCCTCTTCATACAGAGAGAGGTGGTCGACGCGCCAGCCAAAGAAGGTTTGGCCCAGCGCGACCAGGGCCACTTCCTTAGAGACGCCGGTAAAAGACTTTTGCGGCAGCCCTTTGGCGGCTGCGCGCAGGTCTTCATCCAGGCGTCCAATGTACGTAGCGAGGGCGCGATGCACTGGAATGAAGATTTCTTCGGACCCTTCGGACCCCATGTGCAGGTGCCAAACGGCTTGTTCTTTTTCGGGGGGCGCAATGAGCAGCCCCGTCGTGACCGTATTGTTGATCGTATAGTTGCGCATCAAGCTCTCCTCTCGAGAAGTTCAGTACCCCCAGTACTGTTATTCCCGATTAAGAGGAGAACTTCGTGTTAGGCGTCGCCGTAGGGTTCGGACGACTGAATAGCGGCTTCAAGCGCACTCAGCGTGAACGACTTGGCGAGCTCTGCCGCTTTGCCTGTCACCCGCGTGCCACGAAGAATACCCAGCGCTAGGCGTGCCGCTTCAACATTGTGCAGTTCCAGACCGCATAGATTTTCGGATGCGCCGGCTTCACCGGTTTGTGCCAGGGTGGCCCGACACAGCTCGAGGCTGACCTCGGCGTTGTGCAAGTGATTCATGAGGGCCTCCATTGCGCGTATAATGCGTCGCTTTAGCTTGATAGCAAGAATAAAGTGCACTTACACGTGCAGATGTAGTGCGTTTCCTTCATTGAACCGAGGGCTACTTGTTGAAGAATAGCCCCGGGCGTACGCCCGGGCCTTTCCCAACAAGCGAGCCATCACGTGGCAGACGCGTCGTTCGCTGTGTCATCACCGCTGACCCAACCGCCGACCAGGCAGCCGATGGAGTACAGCCCGTAGAGAACGCCGCCGGCCACCGCGATGCTGGCAGCGCCTTTACCCACGTCAACCGCGTGATCCCGCAAGGACTTCGGGCCGGGGGCTTCCAAGGCCACCGTAACCTTGACCCGCTCTGCCAAGATTTGGCCGAGGGTGAACGTCTCTTCCGCCGCGTGTTGCTGTGTCGAAATCGGGATGTTCAGGCTGGGGGCCTCGACGCGGGTGGGTTGAGTCGAGCGCTGCGAAACCACGGTGTTGTTCGTGTCCATGTTGTTGTTTCCTTGATCAGAGGTTGTTGTAGATGCGTTCCTCTGCTCATTGTTGTTATGCCTGCTATCCGCGAGCTTTTGCAGCGCTTCGGGCAACAGAACACCGAAGCACAGATCACTGTTCATTTCTTTCCCTTCTTGATGGCTTTAGCGATGATGAGCGCCAGGCCCAACGTTTTCGAGATGATCGACATGGCTGAAAGCATAGGTCTCTCCAGTATTGTTATACCTTGTAGATCCGCAGGTTTTCTCGTGAGCTCCCGTGGTAAAGTGTTGACAACCCATGCCTTTCTCCTCGACAGATATCGCTTCTCTGACCGGCGGCTTCTCTCAGCAGACAATGTTGCAGCAGCAGCAAGCGGCGATGCTGACGCAACAATTTGGTGGGTACTCCCCCAATTCAATGGCGCATCCCGTAGCGTCGACGGGGGAACAATTTTCCGGAATGTTGATGCAGAACATGAGCCAGATGGGCATGTCTGCAATGGGCAGCCAACGACTCAATGGAATGGGCTGGGGTATCGCAGCGCCGTTTACGCAAACAGGCCAATTCATGATGGGTCAAATGGCATACGGCGCTCAACAACAGCAGATGCTGGATTCCAACCTGCGCCAGTCCTACCGCTTCCCTAATTCCTTTGGCGGCCGAGGTTTTTCTGGAACGGATACCGCTTTAATCGGTTCGAGTTTGCGACAGGCATCGCATCAGCGGGGTCCGGGCGGGGAGAGCGCAAGCTTCGAAGAGCTTGGGCAGCTCGCATCCAACATGGGCCGTATGGGCATGGCCGAAGGGGTACGCTCGGTCAAAGATTTCAACGAGAAGTTCAAGACGATGCTGAGCACGGTCAAGACCATCGCGACCGAGCTGGGCACGTCCCTAGAGGAAGCGCAGAAGGTCATGGCTTCCTTGAAAGGCACCGGCATCTTCAAAGGCCAAGGGCAGTTCACCTCCTTGATGCGCCAGGGAGCGCTTGCCGGGAACATGTCGATAGCGGAGATGAGCTCGGCGGCCATGATGGGCGCGCAAATCTCCCGGTCCGTTGGTGGCCTTGGTAAATCCGGAGCTTATGCGGGCGTGCACACGCTCTCCAACATCGGCGCCGCGACACAAGCCGGGGTCATGAGCGAAGAGGACATCTACAACGCTACCGGATTGACGGGCGCTGAAGGGCGGCAAGCCATGGCGCAGAACATGATGAGCACCGACGCGCACTTCTTTAGTGGGCAACTCGGGCGGCGCGCTCTGGCGGCCATGGCCGGCAAAAACGGTCAATTGGACCTTTCTGCCATGCGCACTTTCATGAGTGGGGGCGTGGGCACCGGGGGAACCATGGCGATGGCCCGGCAGCACACCGGGGGTCTTGGGGGGCGCGCCAACTTCATTCGAAACGAAGGGCGTCTGCGCGGCGAAGCCATGAAGGCGTTTGGGGGATTGGGCACGGCCATGGTGGCCAAGAACTGGCTCGAGTCCCAGGGCAAGGACATGGACGCGATGGACGACCGGTCCATGCTCTTCTTCCAACGCAAGTTCGGCGTTGGGCGCGATGAAGCCGATCAGATGATCAAGATGGCCCGCAACATGGACACCATCTTGGCGCAACGGCAGAAGTCCCAAGAAAACGATCAGTACCTACGCCGGGCAGATCAAGCCGATCGCGCCAGCAAACCCGAAGAGATCGTTAAGCGTTTGGAGATGGCGCGCAACGAGATCAATGACGGTTTACGGGAAGTGGGCGCCAGCTTTTATAAGAGCATGGCGACGAGCATTGGCGAGTTCATGGGCAAGATGTCCGGCGAATACGTTCAGCGTCGGCGCGCGGCCATGGCGGGCATTGTCAATCAAATGCTGAAGGGCGGCCCCGGTACTGACTCGATGATGGCGAAGGAGCTCGGTATTGTAAAGGGCGCCCATGGGTACGAAGCCCTCGGGGGACAGAGCGCTGGTAGTAAAGCCATAGGGGCTGACTTGTTTGGAGATAGCAAACTCTCCGGAGCGCAGTTCAATCGGTTTTTGGGCTCTAACGCGCAGCGCTTTCGTGACGCTGGGTATGACATTACGGGCGCCAAGAGCATGGGGGATGTCAACGCCATTCAGCAGCAAGCGTTTCAAGCGGCGCTGGGCTTCTCCGTGGGGGGTTCCAAGAGGGGCGGCGAAGGCTTTGATGAAAAGACCCAAGCGGCTTTCGGTGCTTTGGCGGGCAATGGCATCAAAGGCTACGGCGCGGAGTTCACCAAGAGCTTTGAGACCATATTGGGTCAGCTGGATACTTCTGGGGGGAAGATGCTGGCGCGGAAGTTCAAGGATGCGAGCGCAAAAGAACGCGGACGCATGATGAGCGACATCTTGGAGAAATCCGGTCTGAAAGATGTGTACGCGGACCGTTTGCAGGCGCCAAGTGCGTTTGGCAGCAGTGCGATGGGAAGCAAGTACGCAACGCTTGATGCAGAGAACCGTGCCGTCGGCGGTCTCATTCTGGGGGATCGCTCGCGCTACGGCGCAGAGGGGCCGGAAGGTATCGGACACCGCATTCAATCCCTTGGCGGGGACATGTCGCTTTTGATGGGCGGCGATCAATCCCGTGGGGGGCGCGGGGTTGCAAAGGCGACCAACTGGTTGTCTAAGCAATTCAGCGGCGTCGACGCTTTCATGAAGGACTACATGTCCGATACTGCAAAGGGTGCGGAGAACCGCAACCAAGTGGGTGGCGCGGTAAGCGATTCCGTCGAAGCGATGACTCTTGGAATAACCGGGGGGCGTCTTGGGGGTTGGTTCGGGGATAAGGCCAAGAGCTTGTTGGGGGGCGCCACCGATACGGAGCGACAAGGCGTCACGGAGTTTTTGAAGGGAGATTCCGCGCGCACGATGGCCGGTACGCTACTGACCGGGGACTCCAAAGCGGTAAACCAAACCCTGGGGGACATTAGTAAGCGCCGCGGTTCGTTGGCGGGTATGAAAAACCGAACGGCCATTGAGGGTGCAGAGATGAAAGGGCTTCAAGCGCTCGAAGCCATGGGGCGCATTCGGGCGGCGGGGGGACAACCCACCAAAGACCAGTTGGCTCAAATTGCGCAGCAAACTGGGTATGGGGACGTTGCTTCCATGTTGAATGCATCTGGGGGCGCAGACGCTACAGCGCGTCATGAATGGTTGCGGGATCGCGCCCAAGCGTTTGAAGGTATGGGAATGCAAGCCCAGGGGGATGCGCTCGCAAGCGCAGCTTCTAACAAAGACATCGATGCGTCCCTTGCTTCAGGCGACATCAAGGTTAGCCGAGAAGCCTTGGCGTACCGCAAAGCTGCGCAGGGAATTCGGCAGCAACAAACGGGGTACACAGGGGATACGTCAGAAGAGGGCGTACGCGCGAACTTTGCCCGTCTGAACAGTGTCACGGGGGCTCAGGATGTTCTTGCGAAGAATAGGGCAGGGATGTCCGTCGCGCAAAAGCGCAAGATGGCGGGAGAACTTTCTCAAGTGGGTGAAGGGGATGAAGCCTCCCGTATGGCGGCTGAGGCGAACGCCGAGGGTAGGTTGACGAAGGGGCTTCAGCGTGGATCGGGTGGGGTTCTCGAAGTTGTTGCGGGAGCCCTCGGTGCTGAGCATCAAAAAGGTGAGTTCAAGAACGTGAAGGGGGGCGCCGGCGTTCAAGCATTGATGGAACGCCTGGGTCTTGGTAAGGGGTCCAATGTACAAGGGCGTGAAGACATCGAAAAAGACTTGATGGCGGTCGTAACGGGAAAGGATGCGGGGGGTAATGCGCTGTCCCCCGGTGCCCGCGGACAACTATTGGCCAGTCTTCAGGGACGTTCCCAGCTTCAAGAAGGCCAGAAGGAAAATCAAGATAAGAAGTCTGAAGGCAATGATCCGTCCTATCGGCGTTTGGGGGACATCGAAAAAACGTTGGGGGAAGTAAAGAATGGCATCTCCATGGTCAACACATCGCTCCAGAGCAACCTGAAGGTTGAGGTGGTACAACACTGATGCGCTCTTTGCTTGCCCAAGGGCTAACCCCATTTACAACACCGGCCGGGTGTACCTTCGTACCCTGCCGCACCGAAGTGACGTTTTCTTTTCGCGCCAACGGGCGTCTTTACAACTTCGTCGCGCGGGACAAAGTCATCCCTGAGGACCCCTACTTTGTTCTTGTAAAAGCCGTTGCTTTCGCCATCCGTCAAGGAGAGCCGTACAATGGGCGTACCCCTGACCGTGCCCTCAAAGACTTCCTCATCAAGAGTAACCTGGTGATCTAATGTCGCTTTCTATTGTGATCCAGGATGACGGCCAAGCTCTTATCAGCGTCAATGGCGTTGTTATCAGCTACGTCAAGTCAATCAACATTGTCATCGACGAGCGGGAACACCCTGTTCCTCATATCGCGATTGCCCTCCACGACCCCGACGACATTAAAGACTCTACGCTGCGTGTTAGCCTGCGGCGTATGCTTCTGAATTACAAGATGGCGCTGGCGCTACATCCTCTGATTCGCATAGCAGGGTACCGCAATACTCTCAGGGAATTTCCCGCAGTACCCCCTTCAGAGCCGAAAGTGTAGGTGCGTCATCGCTATCTATATTGAGCTGGTGACCTCGGCGTTCAACGCCAATTTCGCGCAGCAAGCGCGAGCGCTTCAAAATGGGGGTGGGGGTAGCCGCGCCAGTCGCGCAGGGAAGACGGTTGCGCGCCGCCCGGTACGCGGCATCGAAATAAAAGACGACACCTACGCCAACCTAAAGGTCATCATGGCCGATGGGTCGGCCCTTCCCCTCCTTGACTCCAGTTCGAGCACGGGCACCAACACTGACGGCTACACCAATTTCATTCTTCAAACGGTGCAAGAGCAACGTATGGAGAAGCATCAAATTGTTGAGACCTTCGGGGACTCCTACGTCTTCTTCTTTGGTGAGAGCCCCCGCTTTCTTGATTGCCAAGCGCTCCTCATCAACACCAATGATTTCAACTGGCGCGCAGAGTGGTGGTACAATTACGAGAAATACTTGCGAGGAACCAAACTCGTAGAACTCGGCGCGCGCTGCTACATGGCGTGGGATGACATTGTTCTCGAAGGCTACATGCTCATGGCGGTGGCCAATGAGGCAGCGGATCAGCCTTATTCCGTTACTCTTCAGTTCAAGTTCTTTGTTACCAATTATCAGAACGTAAGCTTGAGCAACGTGGCGCAGTTTCCGGTGCGTTCGAGCGTGCAGCTCCCACCAGG